CATAGCAACCGCACCCTAAGCACTGGCTAAACGCATCCCAAACGCATCCTAAACGCATACTAAACGCCAGCCAATCTCACCACATCCTCACCCCGCCCCACACTTCCCTCTACATAATAAAAAACCCTAGATCGTGCAGAGATCTAGAGGCCGTAAAAATTGGGGTTTTTGAATTGTACCTTTTAAGTGACAGAAAAACCCGCTAGGTTGGCTCAGCGGGCAAAGCGAATCAGATCTAATCTCTCACTCTAGATCTTCCTAGTTATTCTATAGGTTTAATAGCCAGTCGGTCGGCTCCTGGTTTTACATCTGTCATTAACTCGGCGTATCACTACGCCTTCGGCATTAGTTGCTAGCCCGTGACCCGGACAAGCAAACGCACAGCGATCACGATTTTCTATGTCATCTTGCGGTACTGGCTGCAATCTGTAACCCTGATGAGGACACTTAAAGTTCTCGACTTTTTGACCTAAGTAGTGATCTTCTATTGCTACAACAAAATCTAGGTATTTGCCCGCGATAGGCATAGATCGATGACACTGCAAGATTTTATAGAATGGCTCGCCGATAACTTCCTCTGCTAATAAAATCCTAGCAGGCCACTCGCTCGGATCAAACTGCTCCCAGTAAGGTATTAATTGCTCGATTACTTCCCATTCTAAAAACCTGTAATCGTAATGAAAGTGAATCGGGTCAAATTTTATTATTTTGCTGTCTGAGTGTGGCGGTGCGTCTATAATTGGCAACGCTTCATAAGTTATATAATCCCTTGCTCTCTCGCAATAGGTTGCCGCCTTAACACATTTTACGCGAGCGTAGTCACCAGTTTTTACATTGTCTGATTGAGTCAGTTTAGTCTCGATCATGTCGCTTTGTTTGTTTGTTTGCTTATCCTATCCTATACAATGTTATCCTGATTTGTCAAGACCTGCCAGAGTTTTTTAAGTAACTCTTAATTTTCTTTAGCGCGGGGCTGTTGTTTATAACATTAGCGACCGTTGGATGGTAACTTGCTAGATCGTCCGCTTGTCTGTCTAGCTCTTGCATCCGCTGATAGAGACTACCTTTTTTGTCGTTTATCTCGCGGTATAATTCTATTATCTTGAACAAATAGCCAGCCGAATAGATGATCAAAACTGTTGCGGTGCAAACTGTGATCAAGTCAATAGCTGAGTAATTATCCGGTTTGGATACCACGATCGCAGATACTACACCGATGGCTAAGCCTCTGGCTAAGATTGAAATATTTTTTTCGTTCATCAACTTAAGTCTTTATTAGGATCAAAAATGCGACTACCCAAAAAAGTAGCAATAAAGAAGCGGGTAAAACCTCTAATTTTCCATTTGTCAACACTACTAAACCGACGCAAACGCCGACAAGAATTGTATAAGTAAAAGCGATCCTGGTTTTTTTTGTTGCCATTTTTACCGATTTAGTAGTGATTTATTGTGCCGATGCTTTGCCGATGATTTAGTTAGTTGTCAGCAAAAACAGTCGGGACACCGTTAACATGAGTAGGAATTCGCCCCCAACCTAAGCTACCACGAGGGAACCACAGGCGCTCGAAAGTGGCTATACTACACCTATCGTTTTTACCCGCTTCGGGTAAGTTTGAGATCCATTCGTCACTAGCTCCAAGTCTTGCGCCATTTGGATCGTGTATTTCTATGACACCAGCAAGCAGATTAAAGCCTTTACCTAACACGATGTGACCTTGATCCGGCCCTTTGTAGTCAAACCCCATAACGAGAGGAATATCATTCCTGATAGCTATATAAAAATCCTCTAACGTCAAAGAAGTAGACCAAAAAGATTCTATCCCGAACTGCCGCAGTGTTGCGGTGTTTGCGTCGTGATTTGTGGTGTCGCCGTGGCGATCTAATTCTGCTAAGTATATACTTTCTGGCTGTTTAAACCCTCGCTTAATTGCCTCGGCGTCTAACCAGCCATTCCGCAATTTGTTCAACAGCATCGCGTTACAAGTTGCGTTACATTCCCTTGAACCATAACCACCGGGATTATCCCGTTGATAGTAATAGCTAACATCTAGGCTTATTATTTCTTGCTCAAAATTCCAGTGATGGACGTAAATATAAGCTCGATCAAACTCGTGATTGATTAGCTCAATCAATAGGTGATCGTTTAGCGCTGGTGTCACTTTAGACACTTGTAATGCCTGACCCTTTTGGATCGTTATTTTCTCGTGACTTGCTAGACTTTTGGAGTCTTTTAGCTTGGTTTTTAACACTGTTGAGACTCTTGCTTGTATGGTCATATTTTTAGATCCTTTTTGCTCAATATTTGCCCGGATAACATCGGTGTGTTATAGTAGGATAAGATTAGCCGATGGGGTGCGGTGAACACCCCATAAACTCGGCGGCCAGTCCCAAAACAAACTAACCTAACCATGAGCTTAACACAAACGATTCGCACAGCAATAGAGCAAGATAAACACGGAAACACGCACCCGATTGACTTTGATCACGTCTGGCGCGAGTTGGGTTACGTGCAGCGTAACCGAGCAGGGCGTCAAATTATCTTTAATCTGAGCGCGGGTGATGATTACATCCTGCTAGTTGATACCGATGCCACCAAAGGCCGCAAAGGTCGCAAAGCGCCACTAAATCGCATAACTTTGACTCTTAAAGGTTTTGAAAAATTAGCTCGCCTCACCAAAACCGATCGAGGTCGTCAAGCGCTTGCAAATTTTACCGAGCTACAAGCAGAATTGAGACGAGCGTATATTGACGCATTAGAGCGCGCTTATGGTCTATAACGTGTAAACACTCTTAAGCCCCGTTTAACCCGCCTTAGTAGCGGGTTTTTTAATGGCTGCTTGGCTGATAAGTCAAACTCTAGCTCGTGCCTGTCGAGGTGTTGCAATATTTGGCGAGCATCTAAGTTGTAGATGTGGCGACCGTCTTTGCAACCCAAATATTTAAACTTTACTGGGAAGCTAAAAACTTGCTGACGCGAATATACCTGTACTACTGGCGTTAAGTTCAATTGTCGCGTAAACGGGTTAGATTGTATCGCCGCAATCGATTTAACTGCTTGTTTTCTCAGTTCCACTGTATCCATAGTTTTAACCTCTGTCTAGTGGGTAATACTTGATAATAAGCGGAAATAGTGGCAGAAAGCAAATATAAATTGCTAATGTTTTGCCGCCGTCCAAGTCCGTCTCTAAATCCCAGAACATCCCTACCCATAAATCGCGAATCTCAAACTTTAGATATACGGATATCAAGCCTCTGAGAAAATACGCGCTGCGACAAAACCAGAAAGTATTTTTAGATTTGTCCATTTTCTTTATGTACTCCCCATTGGTAAACGTTTAGGTATATATTCGCTCGCCATCACAGCTAGAGCTAAAGCAAACGCGCAATCGTCGCGCTTACCTTTTTCGAGCGCTCCTAGCTTTTTATCTTGCCGCCTAAAATCTCGGAGTTGTTTAGCTAATGGTGGATCTCGCAATTGGTCAATGTATGGCGGTATTTTTATTTTTCTCTCTTCCAGCAGCAATCCTAAGCTCATTATTGCATTAGGGATATCTGATTCGGTTATGTCTATTACCCGGCTGGATTTGTTCGCTTCCCTTAATCTACTGGCTATTTCCTCGCCGCCGTCAGCACGTTTTAAAACTATTGCTGCGGGGTAATAACCTCGCGTAGCCGCGTTAACTAGAGCGATCGCTGTATTCGCGGATCTACTACGCTCGCTGACACACTTAACCACAATACCATCAACTAAGCATACTGCGGCTGTATGTGTCCCGTTGAAATATAAACCGATAGAGCAACTTTTGACCGAGGGATCAGGCCTTCTATCTCTGATTTCAGCATCGGCAATCGATTCGGCGCTGAAGACTTCGATCGCTGCGTCCGAGAATTCGAGATTAAATTCTCGTTTTGCGTCCACTAGATCCATGTTTAATTTTTTTGCCATATCCTCCACAAAATTGTCGTTTTGAGAGTATTTAGGGTGACACTTCCAATGTATAAAAACTTTGGCATTGCCGTTCCCGTCTTTAAACCAGTAAAATCCGGGCAAATTGTCAGAGTATAACTCACCTTTTGCAACTTGCGAGCAGATATCCTCAATATCCCGATCGCCGTTGTTTTCGGTTAGTTTATCCCAGTACCAGCCCGACTTAGCTGACGGGGTAGATACTATAATCACCTTTGCATCGTCACCCGTTAGAATTGTCGATCCTACCGATGCCGAGTAAATGCTTGCAATATTAGCTTGAAACGCCGCCTCGTCAAAAAACAAGTACATTAGAGAATCTGCGGATCTGTTTCCTTCTTTGCTGCTGTTGTGAGTCCTGATCTCGGCTCCATTTATTAGCCTGATTAACTTGCTTTCTTCCTTCTCTCTATCTAGTCTCGCTTGCTCTGCTAGCCATCGAATACGGCTATTTATGGCTGTTGCGTCATCCTCGTTACGCATAAAACAGCTAGCTGCGAAAGCGGGGTTTTTAGCTGCCTCGTGCAACAGTAACGCGATGACCGATTGAGTAGTGCCTAATTGCCTTGTTTTTACTACTATGGTCGCAGGGTGTGCGGCAATTATTCGGGCAAGTAAGACTTGATATATATAAAGGTTGAAAGGCAGCATTTTGCCGCCCGACCGCATTACAATACTAGAGCAAAAATCATCGAGTTTGTCCGGGACTATTAGTAGTTTAGTCTCGTTTTTTCGAGTAGAAAGTTGCTCTAGTTTTAATTGTACTTTTGCTAGTCGGTCGCTAAATGCTCTTAAGCTTGTCGGCATTTTTCCTCTAAATGCTTTAGCAGTGGCAGATCTTCTACGACCTTAACCTCGGCTATTTTCATCAGGATTTCTAACAGCATTTTCGATGCTGCGATTTTATCTTTGTTGTCGCTCCCCTCGTCGCTGATTATGTCGGTCATTTTTTCGACGCCAAGCGCTACGCCTTCCAGCGCATCACTTAGGATCGTGTCATAACTAACACTGTTCTTTTTGCCTTGCCCTTTTTCTGGTTGTGTCTCTAGCTGATGCACTTGCGGTTGCACCAGTTGAATCGGCCCTTTTTTTCGCATTGTATTAGCCTGTTAAATCGTCTCGACAATTATTTCTACTTGCGATAATTTTAACAGTATTTGCCCGACTGTGTGCTTAACCCAGACTAGCCAATCCTCAGTATTTACAAGTCTTCTAGGTTTGCTCAGGAGTTTGACGCGATCGCCAATCTTGATCTCTGGATTGCCTACCTCTGATTTTATGGCAAACTCAAACTCGCGCCAGTTAATGCCGTCTAGTTCTGGCGGTACGGTTGCCAAGTCTGAGACTTGGGCGAGACTTGGCTCGGACTTGGCGACCTCGATCGGCGCTTCCTGTGCCTTCGCTTCTACTTGCTGTTTCAACACTTCGGGTAATACCCAGTCGGTGTTAAATTGCACGTAGCGACGCTCTACCGCTTCATTTATAGCCATCCTGACGGGGCTATCGAGCCAAGTGTCATCTAAGGCATAAGTGTTAAGTCGCTCGCCGTCTTTCTGCACTTTTTGGCATGGCCCCAATTTTAGGCCCACAACCTCTAAAACTTTCCGCAGGTATTTAATCGAGTCCGTTTTGCCCTTGTTTGCTCCTTTGGCTATTACTGGCACTTTAAAGCCAAGTGCTGCAATAATTCGCTCGCGCCTGCCGAGCTTGCATAACTCAACTAATTCGGGGCTATCTTTATGCCAGACTTTCTCACGGTCTAAAAAGCGCTCTATTTTTAGGTATTGTAGGGCTTTGATTTTTAGATTAGGTGAGTAAAGGTCAGGCAAGTATATAGCCCGTTGAGTCGCGATTTTTGCCCAGTTGTTTTGTTGTCTTTTGTTGGCAGTATCGGGATTGTGGAACATATAGAAAAACTCAGCGGCTCTTATTGCCTTCGGATCGTCATATTTCAAAAACTCGATAAAATCAGCACTCCAAAGATCGGTTAACTCTATACCTGGTAGCAAGTTTTTGTAACTGTGTTTGATCAGCTTAACTCGCTCTGGCCAGGTAACATTCCAGCCGCCTGTTAGTTTCTCTGCTTGTTCGTCGGTGATATCTGCGGCCTCGAATATCTCTTTTGCGGTCGTTTTTTTGACTTCCTCAGATGCCATTTTTAACGCGGCTTCTACTTTCCCATCTGCATAGATAAACTTTTTCTCTAGCTCGTGGCCAGCGTCTTCTAATGCAAAAATCAAACACTCTTGTAGATTCTTGCGCTCGAATGCTTCTTTTTGAGCGACAGTGATAGCAAAAAGGTTATCAGGATCGGTTTGAGCTTCTGCTATTAGGTCTAAAAATTGTTGACCTAGCCAGCCTTTATTTAGTCTGAGGTGCGAGATATCCATCTCGGCTAACTCTACTAACTTAGAGGCTGCTGCGTTAATTGTGTCGAGGTTTGCGTCGGTATTTCCTCTTAAAAATGACTGCTTAGGTATTGATATATGCCAGATACTTTCAGGGCATCGGTTTCGAGCCATTATCTGCATAGAGTTATCTGTACCGATTACACCTCTAAATAATCCGTAGCTGTGGGCAAAATAGCCGGGGCGATTGAAGTCTATCCCGCTCTCTGCTGTAGGGCTACACAATATATAAAAAGGTTGGTGAGCGTCGATCCATTTATTAGCATCATCAAGGCATTTTCTTGCTTCTGTACCAGGGCTAACCGTTTTAGAGTCAATACGCAAACCCTCTAGCCCCGCTTCTATTAGTAGTAACTCGATTTGCTCTAACAGTTTTTGTGAGTCACTAAAGACGATAAATGGTTTTGTCGCGGATAACATCGGGGCAACAAAAGGTGAGAGGTTTTTGTCGTCAAATTTACCCGATTTTGTGGGAGTGCCAAGCAGTATCTCGACTTTAGCTTTAGGTCGCTGCTTTTTGTTTTCTAGCTTGACTAGCTTTTTGTTTGGCGCTTTGTCTGCCAACCATTTAGCTACCCAGTCAGCAAAATTACCGTCTAGGAATATACAGCAATAAGACAGATCGATCGCCTGCCTAAAAAGTTCTAAAGATTCGATCCTATCCTTGCGGTGTGTAGCACTTGCTGCAATGTGTAAAGCTACTGACATCGCCTCATCAATTATTACTACTTTATTCCTAAACCATTCGGGATTAGAAAACTTTTTGATCGAGTTCGTACAAAGCGCGAGGCGACTTTGTGGATCTTTCATCATGATCAAAAGTTCTTCGCGTAAGTGAGAAAAAGACGGGATTCTAGTAGTGAAGTTGTAGATCAGCGAATTGCGAGCAAACAGTGCGATCGCGCCTTTATCCTCAAACGGCCCACCCTTTGCGAACAGTCCCTCTAGTTGGCGAGTTTTCCCAGAACCTAGCCCCGATTTTACGGCTAGCATAATGCCTTCGGATGGAGCATCAAAGCTTACAAATTCTGACTCTTGGACTAGATCAGGAGTAAATTCTCGCTTATGTATCCACCAACCCCAATCATTAGGACGCTCTGGCGCTTCTGTTTTTGACTGTTCAACTGCCTCTAATGCTTTGCGCTCCTGTCGTGGCAGTGTTGACGATTTACGCTTTGGTGGCTCTATTTCTTTCGGCTTTTTATACTGTTCTACAATTTGCCAGAATTGGTGTAAATGCAGTATTTTAACACCGTCAAAATTTTCTAGTTCGTCTATATCATCAGCAGTTTTATCGACTTGTCCCCACCAAGCAATTAAAGGTCGGTATCCCTCACGCTCTAACCAATTTATTTGACGTTCTAGCCTGTCAGTAACATGATGGTTAATCACGTCGCCCGCGTCAATTGTCATTATCAATTCACGGGTTTGATACTTGTCTGTCAAATGTTCAAGCGTGGCTCGTGTGTTTTTTGGCGAGCTTGCATATAAGCCGCCAGCCGCTCCAATTACCGGGGCCTTCAATCTTAGATTAGCGATCGCTGGTTTCATGCCCGCGCTGTCTGTTAGCCAGATCTTATCCTGTGGCCCTTCTATCGCCTCGTCGCAACAGGTGATCGGGTTTTCCCCGTTGAGATAGGCTGAATTGTCGCGAGATAACCATCTATGGCGGCCCTGACCTTCTGTCACTTCACTAAATCGGACTTGAGCGCCCACTATGCGACCAAGATGATCGCGCACAGGGCAAAATATGCCCGCGCTCTTGACTTCTAGTTGCCCGCTCCCAAATTTGAAACAGTAGCCGGGTAAATTGTCCGGGTAGCGGTTGCGTAACTTGTGCCACTTGTCAACTGACCGAAAACCGATTTTTTCGATCTCAGCGTCGCTGAGGCCTCGCGCCCGTAAGCTAGCCCGATCGCTCGCCGACAGGCTTAACTCTGATAAAAGTTTTTTATAGTGCAGATCTCGCTCGGCCGCTGGCATCTCATTCTTTAATGCCTCAGCTCGCCGTTTTTCGTCTTCGGCTTTTATCGCCTCGATTTTTTCCCGATGTGCCGCTCGTGCTTCCTCCGACAATTCTTGCTCGCGGTGAGGGTGAAACGTCGCCCAAATTCCGCTACCCATAGGAGCCGAGCAAAACCAGACTTGACCGTCAAAACCGTGTATTTTGTCAAATTTTGCCGAATCCGCGTAAGTCTTGCATAAATACGTTATCTGATCGAAAGCGTTTAGTTTCTCTCGACAGCCCCCGCGAGCGTTACCGCAAACGGGGCAAGGATTGGAGACGCCTGTTGGTCTAAAATCTGGCATAAATCAAATGGCTCCTTTTTGGTATTGCCAAATGATTTCCCAGCCCGTATAATGTAGACATATTGATAAACATAATTTTCGCTTTGTTTGTTCGCTTGGGTTTTCTGGTGTGACCGCTGATAACGGTTACGGGCTAGGAAACCATTTTTTTGTCTATTTGAGCATCACCCAAACGCTTCTAAATTCATTGTGACTTAAGATCGAATCGAGCGCAAGTCCTGCCAGTCCTTGATCTTTTCGTCAACCATTAACAAAATTTATGCAAAACGACCCGTCAAAATATCCTGATTTTTCCTCTACCGAAAGCGGGTGGCAATGGTACACAGGCGAGGTTTTTCTCCCTCACTGGCTAGAATCGATACTAGACCTGAGTATCCCAGACAATCAGCGAACCTCACGGGCTATAGCTGCAAATTTTCAATCTTGCAACCGTATCGCTGAAGTTATAGATCGTCATATAGCTGCGTTGTCACCCTCTAGCCTCAGCTTTGATAACCCTTTGTTACAAAGCTTAATAGAAAAGTGGGAAAGAGAAAACTCCGGCATTTTTGGGCATCCACTTGAGGAAGCTGCGTTAAGAGCCAAAATTGACGGGCGAGCATATCTGCGACTATTTTTTAAGCAGTCTTATGCAGGGCAAGAGCCGCTTGATTTCCTAGAGGTTCATTGTCCGCCCGCTGAGAGCGTGAAACCCTATCGCAATAATGATCGCTTTCTAACTGGTTTTGAATATAACTATGTTGAGGATGGCGAACAGTACACCGAAAAACAGTTTTTAAAGGGATCTTTAACTGTTTTTCAAACTATCTATAAAGGTGAGATAATAGCAGAGAAAACTTTCGAGCGTGATCTTGGTGGGGGTTTTAGCATTGTTGAGATAAATTTAAAACCAATGCTAACCGAATCAATAAAAGAAAACCAGAACGGCATAAACTTCGCATTAACCTTATTACCGACAAACCTTGCTCGCAATGGCTGGCTGCAAAAAACAGTCTTAAACGGTCAACCGCCCGGAAAATGGGATTTTGACGACAAAGGCCGAGAGGTCTTTACCCCAAGCAAAGACGGATTACCAGCAGGCCCCGGTATAACTCAATTTATACAAGGCTTGCCAATAACTGATGAGCGCGGCGTTATGACAGGTTACACCGTACCCGATATGAGGTCAGAGCAACCCATTAGCCCCGAAACTTTCACTGCAACAGTTAGAGCATTTTCTCAGTTGATCTATGAGCAAGTCGATCAGAGTTACATTCTAGCCAGCGATCTAGTTTTAAGCGGGGTTAGTCGCGAACAATCAAGACGAGATTTTGCAGATATAGTTAATGCTGACGCTGTTAAGCTGGGTTATGTCTACAGTGATTTATTAACTGTTTGTAATTACTTTCTGGGAGTTAAGCAACCAATAAAAGCACAGTTAAAACCTAGGATAGATAGAGGCATAGAGCATAAGAAATTAGTGCTAGAAGCTCGATCGCAAGGGCTAATAACTAAACGCACAGCAATCGAGGCGTTAGGGTTTGAGATTGACATAGATGCAGAGCTTGCAGAGCTAGAAAAAGAGGCACAGAAAGCAGCAGAATTAGAAAAACCGCCAGAGACAGTCAAGCCGTCCGGCGGTGCTATTAAAGACGAAAAAACAGCCGATTAATTGTCTTTTACAAGGTCGTTAGCATTGTGATAGATCGTCGGATCGCTGATTCTGGCGGTTAATCGCCTCATTCGATCGTAACTTGTCTCTAATTTTTCGCCTGTCGCTTCTGCCTCATTATTAAGATAGTCGAGCAAAAAGTCCTCGTCAAAACTAAGAGTAAATAGCTCCTCAATCGCGCCTTTTTTGCGCTTCTTTGGCTGCACTGGGTTTGCTTTGCCATTAGCTTTAGCTTGCTCGGCTCTCTCTAGCTTTAGCTTTAAAATTTCGGCTCTTTCTTCAGCTAGTTTGTCCCTTTCTTCCTGTTTGCGTTGTAGTAACTTTTTAAGCTCGCCTCGGCTGCATTTTCTAGACCTCTCGATCAGTGGACTGGTTATCAAGCAATGATCACACCAGCGATCGAAAACACTTTTATCAAAGTTAGAGGGTTTTTCTGCGGGCGGGCGAGGGTTTACATGGCATCGACTACACCATATAAAACAGCGTTTAGCGGTCGGCTTAGGTTTATTGCCTCTTGCTTTCTTTGCCTCTTTAAAGTATCCCATTCGTCAACCCTCCACTGATATTGTCCTCGCTAACAGGGATATAGTTAGCATAGATAATACCATCCTCTAACTCGATGGTTTTACCTTCTAATTTGTATCTGATGCCTTGATCTGTGAAAAATGGCGGGGCTTTTACTAGCTGCAATCTTAATTCATTGACTGGTAGCCATCGCTGTAATCCGCCATTGTTTCGCCTGTAAGTTCTTAGTACAAATTCGCGCTCTGTTTCCGATCCCTCGCTTAAGATATAGATACAATGTATTGCCCCATTCTCTAACTCTTCCGTCCTTGCTAAGCTATATGTTGCTTTGTCGCGAGTATAACTTTGTGGTGCTTCTGTCAGCTTAAGCTCTACTGTGTCAACCGAAAAATAGCGTCTGGTAAAAACATTCATCCAGCACAATTCAAGAATGAAATCGCGCTCAATTCGACCATCTAGAAAGCAATTGTAAACACCCTCTATTAGTGCGTTGTGTGAAAAGTTCGCTAGCTGCACTTTTGCCTGGTTGAAGCCTTCATCGCCTATAAATTCAGCCTTTGAAGCGTGAAAACTCGGATCGGAAATTTTAACAAAAGTCGGTTTTGTGGCTTGTTTCTCGCTGCGAGCTAACATTCCGATAAGTTTATTGTCGGCTGTCCCAATAGGTGTATTGTACTTTGTCTCATACACCTCGATATAAGCCTTTAAAACTAGCTCATATCGGCTGTCGGTTGGACTTGTAACCGAATCTTTCTTTTTAGGATATTGGTAGCCTTGAACTTTGAAAAAATACACACTATTAGCCAATTCTAGCGACCGCGTGGTATTATCGAATATGCTCATGAGTTTTTTCTATCCTGTCTAACTTGTGGGCTGTGTTGGCTGTTGAGGGTTTGGCTCATTTGTTGTCGCAAGTGAGCAAACCGGCCGACGCTTAACTAGCTTATCTTATCCTACAGCATCGCGCAAGGTGATCCGGTTTGGCTCCTGCCTAAATTACAATAGCCCCGACATCTTGCACGGTTATAGTAATAGACTTTTCCCTGATGTCTATCTCGCTTACCCTGATATCAGGGCAATATAACCCAATCGCTCGCATAATCTCGCTTATGATTTTCGGGCGCTGCTCGTCGGTGTACGGGACACAATCAGCGATCGCTGTTCCGTATAGCGGATCGCCTGGTACGCTCCCCCGATCGGTTAGTAATAGCAGCTTGACCCGCTGGTATAGTTCCGGCAGGCCTTCTACTTCCTCGTTTAATCCCCCAAGCTTAAAAGCCATATTTTAGGCAATTGGTAATAGGTAACAACCAGACTCGATCCAAGATTGCAACCGCTCTAGAACTCCGGCTGCTGTGTGACCGTCCCACTCTGGGGCATATTCCAAGTGTTTAAGATTTAGTGAAACTAAATCTAGAAACTTGTTAGGCAAGTGGTAGGTTATTTGCTCACCCTCCATCAATTCAACCCCAGCAATAAACCAACCATCGAAGCGAGAACCGTCATGATGTTGCTCGCTATACCAACCATTATTTACAAGATTTAAAAAGGCAATAAACAATAGGTTTCGATGTTCGTACAGTTCATCAAAACTATGATCGCCGTCGTTAACGGCTCCTACTGGACAAGGTAAAATCAGACTTTTTTTGTCTTCGCCGATTCTTGTCGCTGTCACCGCACAAGGTAGATTTAAGATGTTGTTGCTCATTCGTTTAGATCCCTGGTATACCTGGTATATCAATGCCAAACCCGCCGATCGAGCCGCGAGCTATCTCTAACATATCATACCAGGTGAATTGTATTTCCCCTGCTCTAACTGGTAGCCACTTAACTTTACATTCACAACGCCAGCCCACATCCTTGTTAAAACGATGTCTAGCTGTCTGTATTTGATAGCTGCCATTGAATCGATTGCCGAGTAACTTAATGTTATTTAAAGCTACCAATTCGGGTCTACCTATCGAGGTTAGACTGCCTGTTATTTGACCATTATTAGCCCTAATTAATTTCTCTAAACCTGCATAGGCTGCATGGTATGGGGACACTACAGGAAATTTCATCTCGTGATTGAGTCGCCGCCCCGATCTTAGACTAACCAGATTGTCAGTAAAAACGGCCCAGTCTTTGACAGTTAACTGCTTAGACTCACCCAACCAAGTATAACTAACCTCGCACTCAGAAAAAGTATTATAGCCGCTATGCTCTAAATCTAGGGTGTGGTATTCGCTTCTACCCATAGTTAAAATCGGGGGGATAGTCCTAAAATATGCGTCGCCCGCCATGACAAGCGACCCGTTATCAATCGTAAAAGATAGCCCCCACTGTCCGGCTATCATTCTTAAAAACTCTAAATCCGATTGCTCTTGCTGCTGTACATTTACGAACAATTCAGGCACTTGAATCTTTGGCGATAATCTTAACCCGAGAGCTTTGTCTCGCAATATAGACTCTAGACTTACCCCCTGAAAGTTTAGATTTTTCTTCTCGAAAATTCTGCCTATTATGGGAACAGAGATCGCATTGATCTCTATCACGTCGTAACTATTTCCAATTTGCTCTCGGACGGATTCAATCTGAAAATTGCCCGCGTTGAGTTTAGCAGAATCGCCAATATAGAAAAATTCACATTTTATATATTCTAATGGTTTTGGTATCCATTCCGCATTGAAAATATCTGGGGCTGAGCGAACTTTTAGCCTTAGACTCGATGCGCTATCGCCCTCGTTATTATACTCGATATCTAACAGATGTGGTAGAATATTTGCGCTGATATCAGCGTTCTGCAATAAAAGTCTAATACTTGGCTCTAGCAACATATTAATTATTACTCTATATATTCAATTATCAAATAAAAAGGTCTGCTCAATAGATTGCCTGAGTTTCCAGTCTCATTTATTACGCTTATATTCGCCGAACTTATATTAAACAAAGTTGAGAACCCGGCTTGTCTGCCACCAAGCGGAACAGATGGCAAGTCAAGGGCTAACGGAAAGGTTGTAGCCGTGTAAAAAATAACCCCTGTGACGCTGGTTATTTTAGTCGAATTGACCCCGTGAGCGATCGCCACTTGTGCGCCTTGTGTTGCTGCGGTTGTAGCCGTGATCATCTTCTTTTTGCTGGCGTAAGTAGTGCCAAGACCAATAAAACCAGTAAAGCTTTTATTGCCGTCTATGCTCTCGGTCGCTGTCTTACTTACACCGCCTAAACTTGTTAAAGTTGGGTAAGCTGGCAGGAAAGTAGAGGGAACTACACTATCCGCCCCTAGCGGTGCTACACCGTTCGCCGCACTTCTTGCACTTGTATTAAGTTTGCCTCCAAGCGCCGTGTTAATACCTGCAATCGTTGTATTAAATGTCGAATTAGAAACAGCATCAAGACTCGCTAGGGTTGGATAAGTTGGCAAATAACTAGATGGAACTAGACTATCCGCTCCTAATGGTGCGACCCCGTTTGCTGCACCTCTAGAGCTAATAGACAGGCTGTTGTTAATGGCAGCTATCATTGACGCGATCGCACTGTCAAAGGTCGCTGTTGACACTCCCCCTAAACTTGTTAATGTTGGTGGCGGCGGCACTACCGGATAAGGTGGCAACTTAGAAAATGGCACGACTCCATCCTCTAATGGTGCAACAGTGACGCCGATCGCGCTTAACGGGACAAAATCACCAACAACCCCGCCGCCTGTAGGTAATGGCTGTCGCGTGTTTGGAGGCAATGGCAAAAAGTCGCCGTCATCCTCGCGGGCTGGATTTGCCGCTGTTAGAGGTCGCCGCAGTGAGTTTAAGTCAGGTATATTTAATGCTATCCCAGTAGGCAGGATAAGATCGCCAGCAAGTAATGGGTTAGCCTCAGCGATCGCCCAAGCTAGATCCGGAACACCATAGACGCGCTCGGCTATTAAGTCCCAGCGATCCAGTGGTTTAGTTAATATCTCTACTGCCATTTTTTAGCGCTCAATGTAATGTGCAACGGATCGCCGTGTTCAACATACCTATTAACCCCAAAAACTGCCTCGTCTTTGCCATCAAAAATATTGTTAATGACCTGCGTTAAAACGAGTTTTCGCAGCCTTATAGAATACGCCGAGACTATCGCGTTATATTGCGACCAAGTGCCGCTCGGCAAGTGTTTACCGTTAGGATAACAAACCTCGATAGAGTAGCCCATATTATTTAACTCCTAGCCAACCTAGAGCGGCTTTACTTAGTCCAGATATGCCCGCCTCTGCTGTTTTTCTAACAGTAGGTGGCGGCTCATACGGGTTATAATTGCCAGCCCATAAAAACGCGCCAACCTCTTTAAAAGTAACGCGCAAAACAACAAAAAGAATACGATCGTCGATCGCTCGCCTTATTTCCTCAACAACTGCGACTATAAGCCATTCGCCTTCTGGTCTTTTTCCTATTGTTAGGATTTCCGGTTTGCGACTTTTTCCGGCATTTATCCAGCGCATAGCCTCGGCTGGTGCTGTTTCACCGTAAAAACTTAAAGCTATCTCTAGATCCTCTAATTTGCTACTGACTAGCTGCGAGGATGCTTTGCCGAGTGCGACTTCTGCCTCGGCTACTGGGAAAAAATAACCTTTCTGGGTTTGTGTTGCATTCTTTATGGGAAGCAAGCCAAAGCTGCCGAATATCTTAGCCATAAAGCCGATCTACTTTAAATCTGGCGTATAATGCGAGGAAGCATCGGCGGTATCAGTCGCCGATGCTTCTAGTCTAACCCTTGAGAGGTAATGTTTTATGATACTAGCACACAGCAGCCAGCACTTACCCCAAAGCTTCAAAAGTCGCAAGCAGCTAGCGCCAGCCCATGACGATCCGCAGTTCCCCTATGATGTCAATCAATTTAAGCAGATTGTCTGCTTGAGTTCGCGGCGCTCGCGAGTCTTTATTCGCTCTAACTTTGAGCTTGGCACTGACTACAAAGTCATCGGAACTAAGCACACAATGATGCTGTCTCGCCAGTGTCTAGCCGTTGCCGTGGCTATGCAGTTTAAATTCTCTAATTTTCCGGGTTTGATAGATCAGGATTATCTACCACATTATAAAGAATACCAAACCGAGATTCTAGCGGCTGTGGCTCGCAAGCAGTCTCGGCGAGGTGCTGGGCGTCGCAAGGTTTCGCCCGGTCAGCTTAGTTTTAAGTTTGTTGGTTCTGCTGCTATTATAGTGTTATCCGATCTTGCCTGACTGACAACAGGCGATCGAGTAATTGGCAAAGGAAACTAGAACACCAAGCGCCCTTAATTGGGCGTTTTTATTGATAATTTGTGCGGCGTTTATCGAGGTATTGACATATTTTTTGTACCTGTATAAGCTCATAAAAACACCTACCGAGGATTTTAATTGTGGAAATTTTCAATCGATTTCAGCCTAATGATTCAGATCGCCTGTGGGCTTATCTAGACGAGGCACAAAAACAACTTGCAATTTATGACCCTTTTGTGTCGAAACTCCCAGATAGTAAAGAGGTCAAAGCTATTGGCGTTATGCTCATAGAAGCCCTTAGAACCCGTAACAAGGCTGCTGAGATTTCTTGTTTGTATTTTGATGTCCCAGATCCCAAAAATCCTACTAATGGAGTTTTCAGATCTGTTATGCCAGTCTGGTTAACTGAAGACCTGAAAGAATACGGACTATATCAGACATTATCTCAAGACCTCGCGGATCTAGTCCTAGAAATGGTAGGATAAATTTAACGGTAACGACGAGTAGAACCCGCGAGAGCGGGTTTTTTATTGCTTAATATCTACCTCGACTAAAACGATCTTGAGTGCGCTCTAGCCAGTCCATGAACGAGCGATCGTGTTTCTCTAGTTCGGCTATTAAATTTTCTGGTTGCCCGCTTACATTGTAAGTCGGGGAATAAACGGCGCTGTTACTGCCTCCTTGACTTCCTTCGCTTGCCTTCATGCTTAGATCTGCGAGTTTACTTGGTGGGTTTAGCACTTCCTCAAACTTGCTTTGTATGGCGCTGCCATCTATGCCCTTTATAAACTCTTGCGTCAAACCGAACCCAGTTTTATCTAAATCTGAAAGCGGGCCACGTTCGGCCGGCGATCTAGGTAGATAACTGCTGACAGATTGAGCTAACCCCGCCGCTGCAAGTTCTGCTTGTGGTTTGCTTGCGTCTATACCTTTGGCTAAACCTTCCCCAATAGCTCGCCCGCTTGCGTTACTAGACCTAACTAGAGGCACGATGTTATTTTTTGCACTGGTTGCAATATCTGCCGCAGGTGATGGAGTTTCGGCGGGTAGTGCAACAGATGGCGGCTCGACTGTCAGCGCTCGCCGTTTAAACGGGGTGATTTGGTTTTGGGGAAGCGCGGCAGGTGCTGGTGTTGGTGTTGCTGTAGGCGCTTGATTTTGACCCGCTAACGCGGCCGCGCCAACTGTGCCGGCCAGACTTGTAGCCACAGGCACGGCAAGTTTGCCCGCAGGTGAGGCGGCTAATTTGGAAGCTTCGCCGATCGCTCCTGATAACGCATTTTTAGCCGTGCCAGCAATCCCCGATATTGACTTTGTAAAGGTCGATCCTATCCCGACAGTCCCGGTGTTTCCGGGTGCTAGGACGTTACTGATCGCGCCTGTGGCTCCTCTCATTGCCGTGCCTGTAACGTTGGCTGCTTTTTGTACCTTTGACCAAGCTGTCGCAGTATTTGCGGCGGCTCCATTGGCAACACTACCGACGCGAGCAACACTACCAGAAATAGTGTTAGCAGCCTTACCAAACGAACCCATAATGCCGGAACCCGCAGAATTAGCCGCCGCCCCGAGTGATTGAGTACCCTTGATCGCGCTTCCCATCGCTTGACCAATTGCCGCGCCGGAATCCTTTGCAGTTTGCCCGATCGCGCCAATAGATTTGATAGTGCCGCCGATAGAAGTACCCGCAACCTCGCCGACTCCTTTTGCTACTGAATTGGCGGCTTGAAAACCTCGAATACCTGTCCCAATAGCCCCACCAGCCACGCCACCAACACCACGGGCTACCTGGTTGCCTTTGTCTATGACAGTGCCAACCCCGCCCGCAACTTTCCCAACCCCGCCCGCAACTTGTCCAACAGCACCCGCGACGCTTTTAGTAGCATTTAGTAGCCCACCAACAGCCCCGCCTAACCCCCCGGCTACTTTCGACACTGCAAATGCTACACCGCCTAAACCAATCGCGCCAGCCCCCAACATCGCCGCATTTTTCAAAAGGCCACCTAACCCGCCGCCCGACTTTTGCGCGGCTGGTTGTGCTGGTGCTGAATCTTCTACCGGGGTAAAGTTTCGATCCGCCTCTGCCTTTGCTGCCGCTGCTGCTTGTAAGTCTTTCTCACGTTGTGCCGCTTCTGCTGCTGCTGCTTGTTCAGCAGCGGCGGCGGCTGCTGCTCGGCGATCGTTATCAGATTTTAATTGAGTCGCGGCAATAGCCTGAGACTCTGCGACGCCTGTTACTGCTGTTTGTGTCTTTGTTGCTGCGGCGATCGCTGCGGTAGTTGCGGCCGCAGCGACCTGTTGCGCTGTCACCTGTCGAGTTTTTTCTACTTCTATCGCCGCGCTCGCCTGCTGTGCTGCAATCTGAGCTTGTGCCGCTTGTGCCGCTAGTTGATTGCTCGCTTGCTGTGCCGCTAGTTTCCCCGCCGCGATCTTGTCTGCTGTTGCGATTTCTGCTGCTTGGTTTGCCTGTGTAACAGCGGCAAGGGCTTCGGCTCCGGCTAGCCTTGTCTGATTGAGTTTATCGGCGTTAGCTTGCTGCGTAGCGGCAATTTGTTGCTCGTTTTGTTGTTGAATGGCTCCGAGTTCTGTAGCTTCCTCCTGTGGGGTTTTTTGAGAGGTTAGAATATCTTTTGCTGCTAAGCCAGCGCCGATCGCCGTAGCCGCGCTGATTACTTTTTCGCCCAGTCCTGCGTTACTATCAGTTAGTTTTTGAATAGCAAAAACTGTCGCACCTAAAGCAGCTATTAGCATCGCAATCTGTGGAATACTTAACCCTTTTTGCTCTGGTTTTTTCTCATCTTCGCCTGTGGTGACTGGTGCAACGGCTGGCACTTCTAAGGGTGCAATAGTTGTCGCGGTTTCCTTTGGTTTTGCTATTTCTTTAGGTAACGCTCGATCCGCTTGTGTCGCGGGATTTTTGTCGTTTTCTTTTTCTTTAGTTGGTAGCTTGCCGCCTTCGCAGATTTCAGGGCAAATGCAGACGGGGATACAATAATCGATTTTTGCTGCGAGTGCTTTTAACTTGTCCTCGAAACCGTCGCAGATTATCGGCTCTATACAGATCGGTAAAGTCTCTTTGACTTTTGGCAATTTTCCGACTTCTGGTGCTTTTACGTCTTCGGCTGCTTTACCCATCCCTAGCAGTCGTTGATTGCCTAAAGCGAGCCAATTTAAAAATCTAGAGATAGGATTGCCCACACCTAAAAATTGATTGCTCAATCGCGAGATTATAGGTATCCCAGCGCTAAAGATTCCCCACGCTTTCGCTAGTGTTGCCAAACCGAAGAGTAAAGGCCCGATAGAAATAGCCAGCCCTGCAAGTGCCGATCCAAGTCTTACTATGTTCGGATGTTTTGCGGCGAATTCTGTCATTTTGTTAATAATAGGAGTCAAGAAAGCAGCAAAGGCTTTAACCGCTGGCAGTAACGCCATCCCAATCTCGATCGCTAACTCCTGAAAGGAGTTATTTAACATTTGCATTTTTGACGCTGTAGTGTCTAATTGCGTCGCAAAAACCTCGTTATATCTGTTTACATTTGACTGATCATCTGCTATCCCTCCAAGAGCGGTTTTAAAAACATCCATTCTGTCAATGAACACGCCGACATTATCGCTATGTTCAGCCCCGAACATTAAGCCGATCGCCTTAGCTCTTTCTTGCGGATCTAGCTTGTCTAACGCATCGCCGAGGGTGAATATGGCTTGTGTACCATTCTCGGCTGTCAGGTTTTGTAGCTCTTTGCCTGACATTCCGATCATGCCTAGACCTTTTTGAAATCTAGCGCTTTGTATTTCTGCGGTAGTCATTCTAGACAAGAGTGCATTTATTGCGGTTGCGGCAACTTGTGGAGCCATGCCCAAACTGACAAAGGAAGCACCGAGCGCCGCGCTATCCTTAGCTGTTAGATTAGCCTGTTTTGATAGTGCCGCCGTCCTCATAATTACGTTTAAAATTTCTTTCTCAGACGCTACCGAAGTGTCGCCGAGTACGTTAATAGCTGCGGCTAATTTTGGGATCTCAGCATTGCTCATGCCGTAAATATTTGTAAGCCTGCCGAAAGCTAAACCTGCCGCGTCTGTATCAACAGCGAGAGCGACACTTGCTTTAGATATATCCTTAATGTATTGCGGGATCTCTGCCATAGCTACACCGCTCTGACCTGCCGCAACACCGATCTCGGTAAGCTGTTCTGTAGTTAAGGGGATTGTGCGAGATAACTTTTTAATCTCGCCGCCTAATTCTGCGGTTTTTTCGGCACTTAATCCCGTCGTTTTTCTAACTTCGGCCATTCCCGACTCGAACGAGATCGCAGCGCCCTTGCTGGTTTCTAAACCCTTAGCTAATGGTTTTGTAAACTCGCTCGCAGCTTCACCAAGATCGCTTAATGTGTTCGCTGTGTTATTAAGTTTTGCCGCCATTGACTCGCTATTGTCTAACACGCCTCTAAACGTGTCTGACGCTTCATCTATGGCAGTTATAAGAATAGTTACGTTAGAGTCCGCCATAGTGGTTAAAATGCGATATTATGACAATATCTAAGGGTTTTTAGCCAGACTCAAGGATCTCTGAGAAAGTAGCCCGCTAACCACTTGCGCGGGCTACTTTTATTTTTGACGTTTTTTCGTCTCGGCTTCTTGCTCCATCAATTCGACAACTTCGGCGATCCATAGTTGGAACTCTTCGCACGACATATACTTTATGTCGCTGTAAGTCCAGCCCGTGTATTTCGTATAGCAAACGATGTCTTTTTTCGTTGGAATGAGGCGAGCAAAAAATTAACCTTTGCCGCCAGTAACACAGTTATAGCAAAGTCTAGTTTTGTCTTGAAATCTTCCTCGCTGATTCGCTCGTCGTTAATAGTCATTCTTTCAGTTATTAGCCAGCGAGTTAATTTTACGCCTGTCGGATCATCTCGGCTAATTGTTTGCAGTTTGACGCCTTTCTCTACCGATAGCTTTTGCACTCTAAAACGCAAAGCCCGCTCGGTTATTTCAAAGTAATTGCTTGTTTTCAAGTCTTCATTGCCATCCAAAAAGTTAACTTTATAGCTAACTGACATAACATCGGCTATTCTAAAAGCTAATTCCTCACCCTCTAAGCAAGCAATATCTTCTAGCCCCAAAGGTCGCCTTGATGCGTCTGGTAATTCTACTTCATAGATTTGACATAATAACCAGACTTGAGCATTGTAAATAGCTCGGATCTCCCCTTCTTTATCTAGTGCATCGGCAACACCTTTGTTAAGGATATCTTGATAGTCAAAATACGTTTTTCCTGGTACAAACTCCTTTAAGACGGCCTCGCCTATAAGCTCATCTTCTAGGTTGTCTATCTCTGGAACCACGGGCAAGGCTTCATCGGCTGGATTGAGTGAGAGTATAGCTGATTCTGTTTTTCTTGTCATGTTATCCGACTAGGTTGTAATTGTTGGATCTGCCTTTTGCCTTAATTGACATATTCTCAACTGAAAAAGTGTAATCAGTTGATTGAGCGTTACCCGCTTCTAGATTGAATACGTCCCCACTAATGAATCGCCCAAAGGTTATAACTTGAACGTCTTCTCGCTTTGCCGATCCCTGTTCTTCGAGTATTCCTCTTATCAGGAAAGTTACAGGTTTCGAGTAGATGCGATCATTCTCGTCGCGCCCAATAATTGCGTCTAAGAAGTCCAGCGACCAATTATTAATGGTCATTTCCATATCGATCGGCTCTGTACCCATAACCTGAGTGTAAGAGCCATTTGTACCGAGGAATTCTACCTCATCCGTTTTCATTTCTAACGGTATTTTAACGCTCGCAGCATAGAGCGGTGTCCCCATCTGCGAAGCATTTTCTAAATTCCCCTCGGCAGGGTTAACGCTTGCAGGATTTACCAAAAAGATCTCGGCTCGTGCTATGTAAGTGCGTGGCATCTTGTCTCCTTAAAGTGCAAATACTAAATCGACCGAGATAACGTCTAAAACGTCGGGGATTTTGACCTCTAACCGAAAAGCGAGTTTTCTGTTAGGCAAGTCAGAAGCGAGCGGCATATATTCAATTTTGCCGCTGTCTACGCCTTCATTCTCTCCAATTATTCGAGAGATAGAAGCCTCGATCACTGCCACAGCAGAACCCCAAGCCATGCCTAAACGCATCCCGACATAGCTTGCTAACTCTAGATCGACTTGATCTTTGATTGCGTCTACGATCCGCAAAAAATGAATCCTATCGAGTCCTTTTTCGGCTGGATTCTCGATAGGATAGGCGGCATTAAAATGCCCCCAAAATACAGGAGTTCGGCCGTTTCTGTTTCTGTAACTAACAATGCCATTATCGGCAAGTTTCTGATTGTCGGCTAGAGGGTCACTAGCCGAAGTTAATAGCGAGGTTTTCCAGCCTGTAACGCCTTTTATTTCTAGGTTTGTTAAAGATCTCCAGTTTGGGTTAGTAGCCATCGCCTCGGCTACGTGAATAGAAAACCATTCCTCTTTGGCTTCCGATCCTATCCCGGTAATCGGGTTAGGATAACATAATATTGCTCGCTTGTCTCGTGTGGCAAAATGTGCCACGGGCGCAGCTCCTGCCGTGCGTCCTGCTTGAACTTCGGCGATCGTAGCCGTCGCTGGTGCATCTAGAACATATTCTGCCCGCAAGCGATCGCTAAGTGTGGAAAGTTTCGCGATCACTGTTGGCAGCGTACTAAAACCAGGGGCGATAATTATGCCAATGTTGCTCGGCGATAAATCAACAAATTCAGCATCGATTAGGGCTTCTAGCCCTTCGCGTTTGCCTGTCCCCGCGTTTACCCCGCCGACGATTTGTGTCGCTGTTACCGCAGCAAAATCAGGGCGACTATAACCAGCGAGGACAGTTGCCCCAGCCGGAATCGCTGACCCTTTACGCTGTATAATTCCGCGAACTAAATCGACAGTGTAGTCAGTGTCTAACACATAAACAGGCGTACCGCCGACCGCTGTTACCACTGGTGTAGCGATGTGCCTGTGTGGTAGTTGGATCTTGTCTTGATTGTTAAAGGTGTAAGAGGTCGGAGCGACCGCCACCACTGCCGGGGCCGCGACGTTTACAACTACAAATCTGATTTGCCCATAACTAGAATAGGCACGAGCTAAAGCGTTCGGGATAGTTGCCCCAGCAGTATTGTAGCCAAAACGAGCGATCGCCTCGGCCATTGACGTTATCAAAAAAGGCACGTTAGGCGTACCGATCGCAGCAGTGCCGACTATCCCTATCACGGTGCTGCTTTCGCCCGTGGCTAGTACCTGAGAACCTTCTGTGAACTGTAAGCCGATAGTTACTGGCATTTATTAAACCTCTGGTGTTGGTGCGGGTGCAGGTGCAGGTGCGGGCGCTGGTGCAGGTGCGGGCGCTGGTGCAGGTGGTTTTGACACCGCTTTTAATAACCCGTTTTGTATCATGCGAGCAACATAGGGAAACTCGACAAGGTTGTCGGGTAATTCTACTTCAGTCTGTGGATTAAAGTAATAATTTTTGTTGTCAAAAGCAATGCAATCGGTCATCTCTCCGACGTATCTGTACAGCATTTTGTTACCTCAAAAACGGCTCGAAAGTTGATAAATCAGTCTGAGTTTGTTTTACCTCTGCAACGGCTAAGATCGGCGTTGGTTCTCTGTGGTAATCAAGATAATCAGAAAATGAAAAAGTGATTACCTTTTCCCATTCCCCCTCCTCTGGCGCTGAAAGTCTGCCATTTTTCAAGAATATTTCAGTCGCTGCCGTAGGAAGTAAAACGCCAAGTAATAGCCTGATCACCTCTTCCTCAACCCAGTCTACAGCCGCCGCTCGTGAGGCTGGATCGAGCGGCGGTTGTGGTTCATCCTCATAACGCTTAGCTAGTCGAATGTAAACAGATAGGTCAATTTCTCGCTCTTGACCGCTGGTTGTAACCTTTTTACCTCGGTAGCTGTGGCCGACCAATACTCGCAAACTACCGGGGTATTTTTGGGTAAATTTACCAGCCTCTTTTGGTAAGGTTGCGATCGGAATATTGCCAGCCGCTAGCCGATCGCGTAGCGGTTGCAAGTGGGTAGATATTTCTACCTCATACTGCGAGAATTTGCCCATCTTATCGACTCCCCTTTACATAGCCACGAACTAGACCCGCTATCTCGTTTTTATCCTCTGGGTTAAGCCCTAAGATTCGGCGTTCTGGCATTGGTAAAACACCCTCGTTATGCACCTCGAAAACTGGGGAAGTAGATCCAACCTCTAAAGTTTTCCCGTTCACGACAAAAGTAAAACTATCACGCAAAGCGCCAGTTTTTACAAGTATGCTGCCACCTTCTTTCTGTTTTAAGGTTGTTGGGTGTAACTCTTGCCACGGATCGCCGTCTGGGTCTGTTTCTGTCGCAAACTGTCGCTCGACTTTTGCCTCTATTAAATTGCCAGCCGCCGTCAAAGGTGCGCGTAGATCTCGCAGGCGATCGGTAACTTTTCCGGTGTAGCGTTTAAGGTCGCTATTGTCTACTTTGAAGGCAAGTTTAGACTTAGACATTGTATGTATTGCCTATTGTTTCTAATTGAATCACTCTACCTAGCTGGCGATTGTAAGGTTCTAAAAAGCTTCTAGCAATCGATACCAATCTGACTCTACTTGTCACGCCGTTTATGGTAGCTTCGCCCATAATTTCGCCTTCAGATACAGAGATTTGAGTCTGTATGTCACTAGGGAATTCTAGCGGCTCAATTATGTTGCCTTCGTATACGTCATAACTAGAGACTCGATCGAGTCGCTGCATAACTTTATTGATTCGGGGCTTTTTGTAAAGCACCGCTTTTATAGTCACCAGTGTTACGGGATAGATTGGATTGCCTCGGCTATCTGTGCCAGTCTTCGGCCCGTTAATCTGAAGTACGATCAAGCTATGATTAAAAATCTTCGGGTCATAGTAGCCCGGAATAGAATTTTTAGTCTTTTTAATCAAGCGATCGAGGTAAGTCATGCCAGTTACGTTTACATTGTTTAAAACTAAATACGTTGATTTTGTCGATTTGCCAGAGTCACAGTTTAATGCGTTTTTACCTGATGCTATTGCAGAGGTTAATCGCTACAAATGGGAATTGTTAGGCGCAGGTTTTCAGGTTTTCAAAGACAAAGCTATCGAAAGTTTAATCGCTTGCCAATTGTCTAGACTTAACCCCGAATACCTAGGATCTGCTGGTTTAGCCGAGTTTGAAGTTAGAGAGGCTGGGTTTAAAATTAAATACCTGTCTAACTCTGGAGGCTCTAAAAATAATCCGTTCTGTGATGAATATCAGCGGCTACTTTCAGAAGTTCAAACGCTCGATCCATCTATGTTAACTTTGCCCGCTTGCACTACTGGGATAAGAAATAAAACCGTCTGGGATTGAGCTATTTTGAACCTTTCGGCGGTGGTGGCGGTGGTGGCGGCGGCGGTGGCTCGGCTTCAACCTCTGGCACTGCCACGCCTTCGGGTAACGCCGCCGCAGTATCAGGATCTATCTCTACAACACTACCCTCGGGATAATAGACACCACTAAGGCTAAACCCCATTAGAAAGCGATATTTCACAATCGGAACCCTCCCTGCTAAATTTGATAAACGCTTTACACAAATGGCGTTAATTGTTCGTTACGCTGTCGGCTTAGGCACTCTTAAAATGCTGATCGGATTGCCAAACGCAAGCAATCTAGCATCAACAACAGGCAACCCCTTAGCAACAACTTCGGCATATATTGACGGGGGGTATTTTTCATCATGTAAAATGACTTTTGCTACCTTGCCAAATTCTGTTTGCCCTTCGGGTCTACCTAGTGCATAACGTCCGATGGTGTTAGGTAACGTTAAAATGCCATTGTCTCGACCAAGATCGATTTGAGCTTCTATCGTTGTCGAAGCTAGTAAAATAACTGGATCGAATGTAGCACGATCGAGATAACCGACAGAGGTTAAAACTTTAGCGTTAGACGGGTTTCTGTATTTAAAAACGCCGTCGTAAGTTTCCCAAGTTGGTAATTCGTGCGCTCGCAATAATGCGTCAATATCTGCCTGTGTAGTCGATCTAGTTGCTCCATCGGGCAAAGCGTTTCTACGGACTTTACCATTCCGCATAAATACGCTGCGGATCGTACTGCGGCTAATAATTCGATTGAGTGTAAACCCATTATCAGCAAGCCGTTGCTTAGCTGCTAACAAGTCCTCTAGGGCATCGGCGGCGGTTACAGGGTCGCGGCTATACCAGCCGGCCGGCGCTGCGAGTGTACCGCTTGCTGCTACTACTGTGGTATGTCCAGCCGGGAAGGGATAGGCAACATCTTCGGTGTATCCATTAGCCCCGCGACGTTTTACAACACCGTCTATAATAGCCTGCCATCTTTGATGTTCGATAACTTTAGCCAAACTCGCAGAGACACCCCGATCAAACCAGGTATTTATGATGCCAGCACTCGATCCGACTGGATCGGTAGACGGCCGAGCTTTGCTCAAATATTGGATTATCGCCTCGATATCCCGTCCGACTAATTGCGTCGCCGCGTCAATTTTTCCCAACCTGTAATCAAAGCTAAAGTCGCCGAAAGCTTTGCTAAGTTGAGCAGGCGAATAATCAGCACCAGAATTGCCGATTTCGCCTTCTATAGCCATGCCATCATCAGACGAACTGTTTTCGGTTTCTTGCACTTCTGGCATGATAGTAGCACCGAGCAATCGGTCATTAACTGTGCCAAATTGTGTCAAGTTGCTATTAGCTAAACTCGAAAATTGCCCGGTGTCCCTCATCCATGAGACTAGATCGCCTAGGTTTCTAACGTTCATAATGCAACCTTCCTAGATACGATCATCTGATATTTGGCTCTGACTAGCACTTTTTGAGCGACTGTCAGGGCTTGATAGGAAGCGGGGAGCCGATCCTCATAAAGCATGGTTTGCCACCTCAGAGCGTTGCAAGCTCGCTCGCCAGTGGCTTTTTTGTCTATACCTGCCAAGTCATCAACAGCAAAAGGCACGATATAGAATTCCTCTAAAGCTTCAGCCGAGGCAGTAGTCCAGAGTTTAAAGCCCTGTGTGGTTTGGTTTGCCCATAACCTATTGATAATTGCGCCTGCCTCGATCGAGTGCTTACCATCTACCGGGGTAATAGAGGTTAAATCAAGCGGCACACCGGCCGGCACAAGGTGATCGAATCCTGATCCGATAGACTCGGCTAAAAATTCGATTGAAAAACTGGGAAGCGTTACTGCTGAAATCTTTGCCATATAGGGGCCATAAGGATCGATTGTGGTGTTTGAGCGCTTGCTCTGTCCTTTTGGCCTCTCGCCTATCCAGTCACTAGCTGGCACGTTCTGCGATCTCAAGTCTCGGACTTTGTGCAGACTTTTAAAGCCTAACACCAAAAAACCCGTGAGTGTCAAGTCTCACGGGTTTTTTGTTGATCTGCTTTTAGGGTATGTTATCCTGCTCATCTTGTCCTGTAATGTCGTCAATGTTTACCGCTACTGTTGGAATTGTGCCGCGAGTCCTACTTCTATGCTCTAACTGTTCCCGAAAATTCTCAAAGGTGATAAAAGAATATTTAAAAACAAAGTCTCGCATATCATCCCAAAAATAATAACTCTTGTTAACATCTCCATACAATTCTATAATCAATCTTGCCAGTGATTCGCCCCGCAAATTATTAAGAATACACCAGTTAATCAAATCTTGACGCCCTGGTGTTTTATCTGCGAAAACGTACAACCCATCGACTATTGAAGCCCCGATCGGGCTATTAGGCGAAAATCCTAACTGCTCGCGTTTGTTAAAGGGTAATTTTATAGAGGTAAAACATTCTACTATATCCAAAGGTATTTTAGAAAAAGTTTCGTCAGAGACTAAATAGTCGCGGTTATTCTCGTAATAAATCCCGGCAGTAGTAAAGCATTGAGACAGCTTGATCCTGTAAACTTCTTGCATTGGTTCCCTTTTTTTTAGTAAAGCCCGCGAGGTTAAATTCTCGCGGGTGTTTCAATCAGTGAGGACTTTTATTCTAGTCGATAGGTTTCATGCCTTTGACGGCAACCGGAACATTAGATCGAGAAATAGGGCCTAAACATCTATAGCTGCCATCCCAAAGCGGATGTGTAAGGATGCTAACGGCAAACCTGCCGGGATATGCGGTTCTAACTATCTTCTTGCTAGTCTGTTGCCCTTTTGCGTCTTTTAATGGCCCTATAACTAACCAGGCCTCGCTAGTCGGTCGCGGCTGTACTTTTACCGACTGTAACTCCAGCCCGTGCGCTCCTTGAACAATCATGATCGAGTCAAAATCTTTAAACTCGCTTAATAGTTTTATATTCTCTAGCGCTCCCTCGTGTAGCCCGGTGTTGACATGATAGTAGTCACATTCTGGAGCGTGTACATTTGGTATTTTTTCGGCTTCTGGTAGCTTGCGCCAATCGAGCGCGGCTAGTTCTTGCCAAGGCATAAATCGCCCCCACTGCGAGCCGCTTGGTCGATTTTCAATATCCCGAAGCCATTGCCGATCCGTAACTTCTAGCAGACTAAAAGCGCTGTGAATAGATTGCACCTGATCAATACTCATTAGACACCTCGAATGTTATCCCGTTATCTTATCCTAACACGCTCTTTAAGTTGACTTGGTGATAGTTGCACCTAACATTTGAGCAACATCAGCGGCGCGTCTCTTTAAGTGAGCATCGGCAGGGGTTTCTTTCGTGTTGTCTGGCGAAGCGCCCCCAGTGGGTACGCCTTCGGGTGTGCTGGGGCTTCCTGTAAAGAGCGCTCGTTCCCAAAACTGACCTTGCTCGATCGCATAGTCTTTTAATGGTTTACCCTCTACCGTTACATCCTTCTCGCCTACGGCTATTTTTGCGGTGTCTACAGACTTTAAAAGCTCGGCGAGCGCCTTTGGGTCGGCTCCCGATTTTTGTGAGGCACTAACAAGCAATAACTCCCGCTCTGAGGCAGCGGCCAAAGCTAGCGCCGCGTCTAATTTTGCCTGCATATCGGCGATCGTTGCGTCGCTCGCCTCAGCTTTTTTCTTGGCTTCCCCAGCGAAAATAACTAGATCCGTATCATCTCCGGCTATAGCTTTTAGGGCTTTTATGGTCTCCTCAGCCTTGACAAGATTAACGCGACGCTCTGCACTCTCAGAGTTTAATTTTGATATTAAGGTTGTAAGTTCGGCGACTTGATCTGCTGAATCTGGCGACTTTTCTAGAATTAGAGCTAGCAATTTTTTGTAATCCATAATCGATCGATCCTGAGTAGAAATAATCGCATTCTAACACTAAGATCGATCAATTATAAGTAAAAAAATCAAACCAGCCAAACAAGTAGCAACAGTATTAAAACAACTACTGCAATCGGCATCGAAGCGAGACAGCGTAACCAAATATTAAATTTGAAACATTCCCAGTGAAGCACTGCTATCATTACCCACCCTGTTAAAATGTCGGCTCTGTGCCATTCTGTCCAGCCTGTCTTGGTTTTGTCTCTCAAAACATTTAAAGGTTTGTATCGCCGGAGCATCCGACGTTCTAACCAGCCACAATTTAAGCAGTGGACGCGAGCCATTTTTGTTAAAGGCCCGTAGGCTGCTTGTAAACGTCTAAACCGATAATCGGTGGGATTTTCAGTCAAACCGACTTTTACCATGCCACCGTCGCGAACTAGGTAAACCCAGCCCGGACGGTTGTGATCGTCTTGATAAAAATGCCTTTCTCTGCTTGTTTTGCCTTACTATTGGTTTAATCATGTTCGCCTGCCGAATAGGTGGACTTGACAGCATCAGCCGCGAGTTACAGCTTGCGGCTGTTGTGTTCTGCGTTTCAGGTACTTTAACACAGATCGATCATATCCGATCGATCTTGCGTCTTTGACCTCTACTGCTTGTAGCAAAATACGAACTCGCAACACTCGCGCTAGTATTACCATCCGCAAAACTTCCGAATCAACATCAAATCGCCGACCGTAGGTGATACAGGCTAATAGATAACCGCGATCCGTGCTTAAGTTAATCAAGCAGTCGAGGAGTGTATCGATCGATGTATTCTCATTCTCTAACGCTCTAACTGCTGGAATAATTGACATTAGCTTTGTTGTGTTGTTTCGTTCTCGCTTGTACTTATCGTGTTTAGTTTGGTCGGAACCAACAGCCCCGCCGTGATGCCACCTAAACCCGGAATCATGCCGCCTAGATTGCCCGTTGGTTTCTCGTTCCATAATGCCAGACAGTAATAAGCTGACATCATTATGACGGCGACAGTAAAGCCGTAAACCGTAAACTTTACTGGATCTGTGTATGCTATTTTTTGGCTCATTGTTTTAGGTAAAATCTGTTGTGTTTGAGTTATAATGTTCGAGAGTTTTTTGACTTAAATTAGACAAAGCGCTAGTCGGATAAAAGCGTCTGTTATCTCTCTCTTTAGGGTCTAGAGAAAGAAAGTTTTGCATTTGTTTTATCTCCTCGGTCTGCACTTTTACTAACTCTAGTAAGTCACTGATTCGGGCATCTTGTGCGCGTTCTTTAGCATGGCTCGCCCTGATATTGAAAACCAACAATTTAAAAAACTTGTAGATAATAGCTAATATGCCGAGCAACAGCGAGATAGCCGTCAGGATGCCGATTATCGTAGCCAGATCGATTTTCACTAAAAATACTAGAACGGGTTAACAGGCGGCTCGGTGGGTGCTTGTTATTCTATCTACATGGTAACGTAGTTCTATATCTCGAATCGGGTAAAACTTATGGCTTTACAGGAAACTTTACAGAAACTAGAAATAGAGGCGATCGCAATTTGGGAGTTTTTGACAAATAAGCCGAGCTTGCCTTCGCAGCTAGAGCGCCTATATCTAAAGCCCTTGATCTACCTTGTCGGCTCTTTCCTAAATGCTCGTGCGGCAATAGTTGCAACGGCTAAACCCGGCATAATCAACGGTAGCAGTCAAGCTTACCGCGATCGCGTCCTCGCCATCAGTTCCGATCTTGTCGATGCCTCAATAACAAACCCAAGCGGCAACAATATCACTATTCACTTACTGGCTAAAGCGGGGCAACCGTCTACAACGCTTTTAAACTTAGTCTTAACAACGATGCAAGCCGATCCGAATCGGCTGATCTGTGACACAATCGCGGTGCAACCCGCAAGCGCCGTCAATTACACGATAAACGCTGCTTTAACGCTTGATTTCACCGCAAACGAGCAAATCATACTCGCGGCGGCGACAGTAGCCTTAAATGAGTACACAGCCAACAAGCAATCAACTCTAGGCGGTGATATTATCCGCACTGACTTGATCGACATTTTGCGAGATTTTGTCGAGATCAAGGATGTGATCTTAACAGCTCCAGCAACAAATACAGTTATACCGCCGCAAAGCTACGGGGTTGCCACTTCAACAGTCTTAACTGTGTCTGGCAGATCTTAGATATCCCATTAACCGCAACCTAAGCCCCTCTAATAAACCGACTCTAAATCTATGCCTATTAGCCTCGCTGATGCTTTAAAATTGCTGCCTAGCACCCTCCGAGATACACGCAGCGACAATTTTATTAAAATTGTTTTTTGGATGTGTGCAGAAGCGGATCAAATCAATCCTTTAGAGATTCCGCCGTCACTTATCCCATATAAACTCGATCAATATGGGTTAGGTCAAATTGCCGGACTAGCCAGCCGCTTACCTCTGGCTAGTCAGCGTGTTTTATTGGGTGAGGCGAGCGAGCTTGTCAGGCTGGCGGGTACACCAAGATCTATAAAAAGGGTTTTAGAATTGTTCGGCTATCCTAATGCGGTAATAGAGGAGAATCCGACAATAGACGGCGTTAAGCGCTGGGGAGAGTTTAGCGTTGTAATGTCGCAAGCTTTCAGATATCAAGAGACTGAGGCGATAGTAAATGCACTTAAACCAGTCAGTCGGAAATTAATATCGATTCGCTTTGCAAATGCGATTTTACTGAACGGCTCGCAACTTTTGAACGGCTCAACAATTCTAGAGGGTTTAGAAGGAATAGAGGACTCGCCCGCGCCGTGGTTTGACGTTGCAACCTCTTTTATCCCAGTATCAGCACAATCGACAGTACCCGATCTATTGACAACTAATAACAACAATGCAAACCTAACTTTTAATCCTCAACTACAAGCGATCTTAAACAATATTTACTTTAACGATCAATCGTTGATTGCTTTAACAAACAGAGTAAACGCACTTAATAGCCAAATAATCCAGATCGGCGGTGGCAGTATAGCCCCACAGTTGGCGGCAATAAATGCAGGGTTAGTTACTCTTTCAAATAGTAACGCGGCATTGGCTAATAGAATAGGAGCGCTAACAGGTTCAGTTAACAATCTAGCGACCAAAGCTAACACGTTAGAGGCAGACACGGCGACCATTGTAACAGCGTCTAACGCTCGCGTTTTAGATGTGACTGTACAGCGCAAAAATGCAGATCTAACAGCTATAGCAGATCTCGCAGGTAATGCACCCTTTCCTGCAAATAAAGTTATAGCCACCTCGACAGATAATGAGATTATCTTAGCCGACGCGCCAGCCTTCGGCGCGTTTGTGCCACAAGTTGCAAACCTAGAATTTAAGCAGCCAGCCGGATCGAATGCTGGGAACTACCCGACCGCCGACGTATGGGCGGCGATGCCGTTCTCTGTAATCTCCAATGATGACAACTTTCTCGCAACTGTCTCAGCATCCCGTTACACTTTGCCCGCAGGTACTTATTTTATTACTTACAATTGGCAGGGGTGCGGTTGCTTAGGGTTTGGCGGTCGGATTTTTAACCAGACGGCAGGCACTGTTATAGAGCAAGGATCGCCCGGTGTAACTGTGACGGGTGGCGGCAATGTTGGCGACACTTGGGCGGCAGAAGGCTGTCTCTTGGCGGCGTTTACTCTGACGGCTAGCGCAAATATAGAATTTCAATTTAGGGCTAAGATACTGCATCCTGTCGGCGCTGCGTTGACCGCAGGACAAAGCACAACTAATGCAAATGAGCAGGTATATCAAGAGGTGGTAATAATTCGCATAGCCAACTAAAAACCCGCCTGTTATAGCGGGTTTTTAGCTGAGAATCAAAAGGTTTAAACTTTTAGAGACTGCCTAAAATTTTCTATCAGTGAGCTATCAGCATAACGATCGGGAATCTCGCGGATCATATTCCAGCCGCTAAACGATTCGCCGTCATAGTAGAAAATCGGTTTTTGCCTGTACTTGGCGAAGGCTATTTCTTCCGTTGTAGATTCGCCATAATACAAGGTTTTATCAGTGACAACCACAATCGCATCGGCTTCTAAAATCTTGTGAAAATGCAGCCGTTTAACTAGACTGTAATCTTGGCTTATTGGTTCGACATCTTTATGGTAAGAATTAGCCCAACTACCACACATTAAAACGATCCAATTCTCAAAAGTCAAAGCCCTGTTAGCTTCCATACACTCGGGGAAAAAACGGGTAGGCCCGCAGAGCGTAACAATGCCAGATCCCTTCTGGAAATATGTCTGAGCCGATACATTTTGCATTTGTTCTATTCTCAAGAAGTAAAAAGCGATCGCTCTGTTTGCGATGGCTCCCTACAATATACCCCATATCTGGGGTATATCTGGATTAGTTTGTAGATTTTCTCTACAGTATTGCCATAAGCTGACGAGCTAGATCCGCTGCTGACTTGATATTTTTTAGGGTTTTTTTCTTACCCCTCATCACTATGTCGATGTTATCCTGCTTTAAGTGAATAACCCCGTCGATCGCAGCATCGATCGCCCCGTATTGCAGCCAAGTAGCGAAAACAGGGTTTTTCTGGCCTAGTCGGTGCGCCCTGTCTTCGGCCTGCTCGGTATCGCCCGGAGTCCAGGGCCGATCGACGAGGATAACATCGCTAGCCGCTGTTAAAGTCAACCCTACCCCGCCAGCCTTGATCGTGCCGACGATCGCTTTGTGCTGACCGCTCTGGAAGCGATCGCACATCGCTTGTCTGTTTTCTGGCGGTGTCTCACCTGTCAGTAACTCAGCCCCCAACGCCTCGGCTATAAGCTTCGCGGACTCCAAAAACTCAGTGAAGACAATCACCTGCGAGCCGGCCTCTATTGTCTCACTGGCTAATTCTACCGCCGCCTCTGCCTTTGCCAACGATCCGACACGTCGCAAAATATTAAGCGTCGCCAATGCTTCAGAGTTTGGATCTACTAATCCATCCTTAGCCCGCTGTCTGTAGTCTGCTACCAGGCGATCGATCTCTTGCTTGTAATTCCTCGCGGTCGCATCGCTTATTTCTGCTTCTTTAAACAGGCGAGTTTTTTCGGGCAATTCTGGCAAGCAATCCGCTTTAGTTCGCTGCAAAATAGCGTCTTTAGTTGCCTCTGCTAACTCATTCAAGTGTGCAGATCCGCTAACATCCCAAACACTCCTACCCGCTTTGTTTATAGTTCGATATCCAGCATTACAAAAATAACGCTCATAGTGCTTTTTATCGCGGGCTAGCGGGTGATCTACCGCTTCTAACAGTGGGAACAGATTAATCGGGCGACCATTCTTTATTGGCGTACCAGTCAAGGGCCAGACGGCGATACAGTTAGGATGCTTTGCTAGCTCTAAAAATGCGATTGTACACTGTGCCTTTGGGTTTTGGAACCTGTGGGCCTCATCTGCGATTAACAGATATTCGCGATGCTGTAGCGGTTTAAAAATCTTTTGGTGCGAGTTTGTTGTTATTTCAACCTCTACCTCTACAATTTCCGCAGTACGGGCCCACGTTTCTTGTAGACTGACCGGGGCAACAATCAAAACGGCACATCCTGTTTGTTGCTGTAACTTCTTAGCGGCTACTGCTGCGGTTAAGGTTTTGCCTAAACCCATCTGATCGGCGAGGATACCGCCTCGCATGATCCGACCTTTACCGTGAGAGATAAGCCACTCTACCCCGCGTTTTTGATACTCTCGCAAACTCCAGCCATTTTTGAACTGTCCATCTAGATCGCCAACTAGATCACCTATGGATTTAGCCACATCTAGCGCGGCCGCTTCTTGTTTGGCTATCTCTGCTAGGCGATCGCTTTCAAGTGCTGCTATTACGCCAAAAATAGCCGGATCGTGATGATATGTCGGCTCTGGCCATTGCCTCAAAACCTTGCTGATTGTTTCGAGGTCAAGAGAAAACCGCCAGCTATCATCACCGCCGAGCTTTTTATAGTTAAAAGTCCCTTTGAATGTGCGAGCGATTAATTGAAATTGTCCGCTCACATCGTAAGGGGTAAACACTGCTAAGTTTTCGCCGCGTACTTCGATCCGACGCTGCGGAATACATAACTCGCCGTTTATGACTTTTTTAAATGTCACTTGATCGGGGTAGTGTTCGGCGATCTCTTCCCATTCTGGCAGGATTATGCCCGCTGGTTTTAGTTGCGTTCTTTTGTACTTCTGAAGCATTTTGTAAGCTCGCACCGCGTGATTTTGCAACAGCGGATCGCCCGCTCGCAAGCGTTTAGCTAGCCATTTGCCAAAACCTGTATCGGAACCGTTAAAGCCTCGGCCGTCCTCTGTCTCGCAACCGTCGCACTGCGAGTCTAGATAAGCGATCGCTCGCTCAATAGTGCTAACAGCCTTGTTATTTGGTGCGACTTGCTCGACTTCGGTTATGGGTTTAAATTCTGCGATCGCCGCCGAGCCGATGACGCGCCGCAACCATGCCGACTTTTGCCCGCCGTCTGGTAAGTTTTCACCGATCAGCCGATGGATAGACTCTGGGAGTCTAACAGCAGTCATCGCCGAGGCTAAAGGTTCGTTAGGGCTGTCCACTGTCTTAAACTTGGTGTGCTGAATTTTTGCAGTCTGTGGGCGAGGCGTCTTGAGTGTCATAATAAGATCGAAGAAACTGTCATTTTCTATTTACACTATACACTACCTGACCCTGATATCAGCGTGATATGGTGTAAATTTTTTAATTATGCCAATAACTCCGATCGCTAGCCCGACTTTTTTGATACCTCCAATGCTTGAGCGCGGGCAACTTGCAAGCGCTCCCACTTTTAACAATCTTGCTCAAATCGTAGTAAATAGCAACAGAAACACGGCTAACGCGATCGCCGCGCTCGAAACACAAATAGCCGCGCTCGAAAGTCGCATCGCCGCCGCCGCTCCAAACTCTCAGACACTGGTAAATAATGCAAATACTTTACGGTCTCAGGTTAACGCAGCGATCGGCAATAATGAAGGGAGCGACACAGCGCTCGATAGCATTCAAAATAACCTAACAACCAACAATCAAAACGCAGATATTCAAGCGGCAAGAATATCACCTTTAAACAGCCTTATAGATGCTCTAACTATTGGCGGCGAGATCCAGGGTTTTTCTGATTTGTTAACACGTATTGCAGCCGCCACGCGAGTTAGCAGTCGCATCCTAGGAACCGATGCAAACAGTAATATAGTCTGGAGAACTCAAGGATCGGTGGGTTCAGGTGTCTTGTTAAAAATGGCTCTACTGAGTCGCAGATTGACAGATACAGGCAATGGCGGCGCGGCTACTTCCTTGCAAGCTTGGAATCCTATTTTATTAGACAATCCGACGTTTAATAATATTGGAATTATCTTTAATAACACCACTAAAGAATTCAACATCCCCGCTGGGGAATACATGGTTTTTGGGTTTACTACAGGAGCGTCTAACGGTCTAAAATGTAGATTGCGAAACATAGGAAGCGGGGCGATCCTGCTAACCGGATCGCCAGCAAAAGGCACAACGGCGACGGCTGTTGTAGGCAGTGAACCTGTTAATTTTATAAGCAGAATGCTCGGCACTTTTTACACCAACACACTGATCACGGCTATTTTTGAGAGCTATTTCGACACTGCGGCCACCATCGCAGGAAACACTCGCAGCGCATCACCTAACCTATCAGGATACACCCCGCAACAATCAGCCCTCGCCTTTATCCGAGTTATTTACTAACTTCTCAGTCAAAGTTACTTTAACTTGTAGACCTGCCAATTCATAAAGATAGATAGACGCACCAGCCGTACCGATAACGATTGCTTTCTCGATGTTATCCCTAAACATCCATTCAAGTACAATATGTGCCGGGATAAGACTAATATAACGACAAAAAACAGCCTCGCCTGTTACAGCGTCTGTTATGGCTCCTGGTTTGCAGTGCCTCAAATCGTATTTACTACAACGGCGAGCAATCGTTTGAGGCGATCGCCCGCTTAGCTTAATGTAGCCGCTTTGCGTTGTGTAAGCTTGCCAATTCTTGCGATTTAACACCACCTCGGAACCGCCGGGGTTATATAACACAAAATCATTCATATATAGCCTTAAACGCTGCAATTAATTGAGCTATCTCGTCGGCTAATTCTGGGTTATCCTTTTTTATCCAGATTGCGACATCATCCATAGATATTAACAACGTCCGAAAAACACCGCGCCCGGTGTCTAATTGTATAGATCGCATCGCATCCGACCAGCAAAAGGGCTTAGCGGTAATTTTGGATGACTTGGGGTTTTGACGTTTTTTTGCTATCATTCTCCGGCATCTTTGACGGATTGTGGCGTTAGCCTTACCAGTTAGCCGACAATAGCCCGCTATTGTGATATATTGCTCGCCTGTTTCTTCATCAAAAGCGATCTCGATTTCATTCTGTTTAACGTAAATTAGTTTACCCATTGATTGATCCAATTAATTGTTAGTTTATAATATAACAACTATTAGAGGTTTCCTATGGCTCCTTTTATCCCTTCGGCTCGCCCTGCAAATGTCCGAAAACTCACAACGACAGACGAGCAGTTAGCCTCGGTCTTTAATCAAAGCTGGCAAGGTCTAATAGACTATTTGCAGTATAACGCCAACAACGTAGCACAGCTAACACAACAGATAGCAAGCATTTCTGATAACGTCACTACAATAGAAAATAACTATAATTCACAGTTAACAGCGCTGGAAGATGCACAATCAGCAGCCTCGCCTATACTTGCTACCTCAACGCTGCGTAACAGTAACGTTAACACCTTAAATAGTAGCAATAGTAGTGCCACATCGAAAATAGCAGCAGCCAATACAGCTTTAACTACTGCTAACACAAACCTAACTAGCGTACAGAATAACTCACAGCCTTTTGATTCTTTCTTAAACGCTATAGCTGCTTTGAATCGCCCTATTAATTCAATGTTTGGCACTAACCTTGCGGGGTCGGCTGTCCTGTTTTCATCTAGCGGTCAAAGCTTCACTATCGAGATGGCTAGCGCAAGATTAGATAGAGCTTCGGCTGTTGATGGTGGTGGATTGGCTACGGGTGCATTTTCAACAGTGCCACTCAATACCGAAGGGTTTATAAATACTAGAAATCAATTCGGCTTAGAGGAAGTAAACCTAGACACGACCACAGGTGCGATCGTTGTGCCTTGTACGGGCGGCAATTGCCTCTACTATGTTTTTTCACTGTCGAGTTTTTGTGGTATTGGCGGCGGTAATTCCAAAATAACTTTAAACGGGGCAACAGTAGCCCTTGGCACTACAGTACAGTCAATTTCTGGCCGTTCAAATGCCGCCGAGGATTTTAACCAGACTTCGGCGGCTTTTGGAGCGTTTGCGGTAACAACTAACTCGCCAGAATTGAGAATAGAGGCGATCGCACAGGCAGTACACCCTAATCAAGCAAGCGCGGCGCTCGGTCGATCTGTGGGCGGCGGTGTCGAGCGTTATTCTAGTCTTTTGCTGTTTCGGCGACGTATTCTATAGAGACATTAGATTTGCGACCTCTGGATGGGCCCGCGAGTGCTTTGTCGCGGGTTTTTGCTGCTTGGGCGAGTATAGCCTCGCACTCTCTGCGGTCAATGATCAAACTCTTGACATATACCGCTATCCCAAGCTCGATCGCTGTTGCACCTAGCCCCGATTTTGAGATCTTTAGCTCAGCGCTAAGGGTTTCGAGGTATTGATCGACATGATCCGGTAGTGTGACTGATAACTGAGCCATAACGCGCCAACCTGAAAAAACTTTTAAACGTCTAGATTAACCATATCACGCATATCTCACGCATTTTACTAGACGGCATTTTTGACAAAGTAAGTGAGATATACTTGACAAGCTTTTTAGGTTGCGGTAGATTCTTGATATACACCAAGTCCGAGACTTGGCCCGGACTTTAGTAAAATCTGAGGATAACATCATAAAAAGCAGGACAAGATGAGCGGAAACATCAAAACACCGGATCAGTTGAGAGTAGGGGACAGGATCGAGGTTATGCCCGGTTTGGCGATCGCCGAAGTGACAGGAATCAAACAAGGTCGGAACCCAAACGAGACTTACCTCGCGCTCAACGGTGAAACATTGAAAGAGGCGTTAAGCTGGCCCAATACAACCGAGTTCACAGTAGTAGAGGGTGAGGTTAACTACTTATGAATGTACACGAGCTAAGATGCACGATCACCGTTTTAACAGGGTTCAAGTTAGGGATTCATCATCTGATTGCCGCAGGGTTTGCAAAAGTCGAACAATCCGAGGAATTCAAGGCATCAGGAACAGAGAGCAGGCTCAGCAAAATCCACTTAGAGTTAGACCACTATATAAACGCACTGGAAAGCGCTTTATATAGACATGAACACGGCGACGAAGAAACACTAGAAACCATCCGAAACAAAAAGGACTTTTAACTAATGAAACGAGAAAATTTAGAGCTAGCCACGTCAGTCATTAAAGGAGCCGCAGCAGCTCTCGACATGATTAGTAGTGAGGAGTTGGTTAACCTAGAACAAACAGAACTTTTTCAAGCCTTGACTTCCCACAATTTAGCTCAACTACACTCTGATGTAAGCAGCTATGTAAACGCATTGAAACAAGTCAAGGAGATTATGGACAGAAACGGTGGCGAGCTTCCTAGCGACGATCCAAGTATCAAGCAGCAGCTTATCGATCTAGGTATGATCGGTCAAGGTTCAGGCGGTGATGATGACATCGAAGCAACCCCACAGAGTCTCGGCGAATCGAAATCTAAAGCTTATGACAATACAGAGTTTGATCAAGCCCTAATCGGCGCTGTTGGTTTTAATCCTTTTGCATTATAAAGAGCAATAGCCAGCCCCTCGGCTGGCAAGATTTAATCCCTATTAGGGATTGCCTGCAAGTCAGGCAATGTAAAAAGCATCTAATCATAGGAGTCTAAAAATATGCCAACTCTAGCCCCATATTCGGGGTCGGTTTGTGTTGCTTACGACACGCAAAGAACCACAGATCGAGAGCAATCCGCCTCGGTTTCGATCGATGGATGGATGACTCGCCAGCAAGCCGCAGATCGAGTCGGGACTACTCCTCGCAATCTTTCTCGCTGGCTAGAACTCTTAATGGTTCACTCTGAAAACTTTTTCGAGTTCGAGCATCCGGTCACTGGGGGAGTTAACGGCAGAGTAAAAATCGCCGAGCATCACATCCCAGAATTACTTGACATTAAAGAGCGGTTTGCTCGCACTCATAGCACCGAATTAGTCCGCCTCGAATTACGCGCCAAACATTCGACACAAACTCAGGAGTATTAAACATGAACGCCGTTAAAATGACTGTTGCAGAAGCCGCTAAACAGCTTAATGTAGCCCCTAAGAAGCTCTTAAATGAGTTAGAACGCCGCACCGCTGACAAAGGTATTAAATGGAGCAATGAGAGCGTTTTGCCCGATGGTCTATTTGAGCAGTTGAGCAAACTTTCGAGCGAGTACGTCCAACAAACAACACCGCCCGAAGTAGCCGGATCTATGACTGTCGCAGAGGCTCGGGAGATTGTCGCAGAGTCAATCGAATATGCGTTTTTAGAAATTGGCGAAAGCAACCTCGGCGCATTTGAATATCTCGGACAATTGACAGCCGCTCGACAAATTCAGTCGCTACAAACTGGCAAGCGCTCGGCTTGGTCGGCGTACTATCAATCAGAAGACGCGCTCTTAAATGGCTGCTTAGATCAAGCCGAAAAACTGGCTAAGGATTTTTTGCCAGCCGCTCAAAAAGTGCAAGCCCTGAAGGTAGGAATGAGCCAAACATCGGCAGCGACGAAAAACCGTCTAGCGAATATGCCCAAGCTGTCTTAAATCGCCCGCTAGCGCCAATTGCTTTTAAGCACAGCGGCGCTAGTAACTTTAAGGCATATCAGGACGGTTTAAAACAGATAGCTAAAACACTCTGGAGCAAGTACGAACAAACCGACGATCCAGAGTTCGAGAAACTTTCAAAATCCTACTCTAACGCCTATCTACAAGGAGAGATCGATCATGTTGACACCTTCACACGCTAGTTATTTGTTAAGTCAAAGCAGCAGCAACAAACCCCCCTTAATCTACCGGGACTGGCTAGCTTTGAAAGTATCAGTTACATCTACCGTCAAGACTGTCTGGCAAGCGTTACACACAAAAATCATTTAACTTTAGGAGTCTAAGATCATGGGTAGAAAAAGTAAAGCTCAACTAGCACTAGAAGCGATCCAGAAGCAAGTCAAAGCCGAGCCGGAATTTGGAGGCGATAACGCGCTCGAATATGTCGAGACAGAAACCTACCAACCAGTGAAAGACTCGCCCGAGACAAATCAATCTCAAAGCAGTATTGACGGATTAGACGACTGGCAACCAGGCGAAACATATCCGGCAGGGGCTGAATGGCCATTACAGCAAACCGGGTCGATCGGGATTTCCCAGAATGCAGGCGGCGGGCAAACAAATTTTGGCAGAAACTTAAGCGGGCCGGCAAGTACAACGACAGCCCTAGATATGTCAGCTTTGCCCCTGAATTACAAAGTAACAATACCTACGGGGATTTTTGACGGGCTTTTTAACATCTCAGATCCGGGTGATCCGGGTGCATTTAGTGCGGCTGGACTTAAGCGGGTCACAGAGCAACAGCGCGAGGCAGATAAAACAACTTACCAGGAATTCAAAAATTACCTGTTAAATGTTACCGACGGCCTCGGCGTAATGGAAACCGGAATGAGTGCAGCAATTGCTGCGGCTAAACTAGGTCAATCGGCTGTTAAGTATGCAACCGAGCGCGAAAAAATTAACGGTCTTCAGTGGGGCTATAAAGCAGAGCAAACTAAGACGTTACAAGCAGAGCAAGCTTATAACGGCGAAGTTATAAAGCTTAACCACAGCACACAGAAAAACATGGTACAGGCGGCAATCTACAACACTCAAATCGGCAGTTTACGCGCCGACCTTCAGAAAGAACAGGAAGCATTAAAGCTCAAACGTGCTGAGATTGCCAAATTGATAGACGCCCCGGTTACTTACTAACCCACCATATATAAGCAAAATTGGGGTGCATCTACCCCTATTTTTTTTAACACTTTACCAAGTCCGAGCCATGTCTCAGACTTTCTCGGAGAAAAACTTATGAGCGCCAAAAATGAAATTGCAAAATTCGCATCAGCAATCGGATCGTTAGGTTTCGGCGGTGTTGGTTTAGCGGCACTTTGTGGGGCTATCCCGGCCGCCCCGCTCGCGGTAGGTGGCATAACCTTAGCGGCTGGTTTTTTGTCGGGTGCTAGCTTTGTCAACTGGGGAGCGCAAGACGCGATCGGATTGCTAGAGGATGAAAAGTTAGAGCTAGGAGCCGAGTTAGAAATTGCCAAAAACAAACTAACAATTCTAGAGCGTGATTTGCTAGAACAATTAGCCGAAGTCAAGGCAGAAAGAGACAGGCACATAGCAGAACTAGACAAAACAAAGCTAGAGATAAAAGACGAGATATTGAGACTGAAAAAGAGTATAAAATACTGGGAAGATGGCAAAAACCCTGATATTTTAGAAGTGCCACCAGTCAAGCAGCTAGTCGAAACACTCCGAAACAAGCTGGCTGAGAATACTAAAAAGTTAGACGATACACTCGCAGCACTAGCGCATCAAAAACAAGTTAACGAGGGGCTAGTTGTAACCATAGACGAGCTAGAACAAGCTAACGAGGATTTAGACGCTCAATTAGCAAATACACTGCTAGAACTCGACAAACTAAAGCAAAATTTCAATTACAAATTAGAGGTCGAATTAAACCGAGCAATAGAACCTAGATTGAGCAAGGCAGTAGAGCGGGCTATCGGTAGGAAGCTTGCAGAAATAGCCAACCTAAAGAAGGCTATCGGAATGTTACAAAGCGAGTTAGATAATAAAGATGCGGTGATGCAACTATTAGAGCGAGAAAAGTTGCCAGAGATAGAAACCGCCTACAATAACGAGCTAAGCGCTCGCGATCAGGAATTGCTCAGACTATCAGGAGAAAACGACGTTTTAAAACGCCAACTTGCAAAATATAACGAACCTCGGCATTTTGCCGGGTACACTTACCCCGATCAAGTGGGCAACCAAATTATCGATCACTTCTTTAACCACGGTGTGATATTTGATGCACACTGTACTGAGCTAGTGATCGACGGCTACACCCTTAAATTCAAAATCGATCGCAACCCAGATCAGACAAAACTGTCAACAGAGGAAATAAACAAACTCACAAATCAAGTCGGCTTAATGGGTTTATCTCGGAAGGAATTAAAATTTGAGTTGCACCCTAATGACTTTCTGGTTAGTGTCAATATTTACCCTGGTAGCTTTGAAAGTCCGAGACTTGGGGCGGACTTGGCCGCCAAGTCCGATCGAAATTTATCGACTGTAAACGGCAATTTTTCGGATGGATTGATCAATCTCAAGACGGCTAAAACTCCGACAGATAAAGGCAAGTCCGCCCCAAGTCCGATCGACAAACATAGACAAAGATTTGTAGATCTCGACTGCTACCCGAAGGATCAATTTGCAGAGCTAGTTAAGCGCCGAATAAAAGAACGCGCCCGGATAATTGCTGGTAGTGCTGGCGGCAAGTCGCCACTAAACGAGATTTATTCGCTAACGACTGCGAAAATGTTCGCACAGACTCGAAAGAACGGGGCGATCGTATACTTTCCGAATCCTTTGCCGGGTGGCGATAAAGACTGGTTTACAACACCCTCAATCGTCAAATCTGGCGAGGGTGGAGTCGCAAAAGTAGCCGAGTGTCTAGAGGAATTGCTAGAGGAAGTTTTGAGGCGATGCGCTAGCGGGGCCGAGTCCGACGAGTGGCCTTACATCCATCTGATGCTAGATGAAGGTAACATGATAGCCCGTTATTTCAGTCGGCAAGGGGAGCTAATCAAGCAAATATTGCAGGCTGGATCTCACGCCTATGTCGGGTTAGGAGCAAGCGGCCAAGGGCTAGAGATCACAGGCTGGAGCGGTGGCGGCGGATCACCTGCTAACACGCTGCGGGCTAACGATTTTATAGTCGGCGCGGCTCATATCCTGATAGACGAGGCGGCGCTGTTGTGGATCAACAAATATTTTGTCGGTCAGGAGCGCGAAGACCTTCGCGAGCAGTATTACAAGCTCGCCGAACTCTGCGAAGAGTTAAACGAGCAAGAAGGGCTAATAAACAAGCCAAATACGGGCGACGAGCGCATAGTCAGTCCTAACGCCTACCGATTCGCTTTCTGCACAGTCCCAGCGGGCAAACCCTTCTTTTTTCAGATCCCAAGTTACGGATCGGTGTCTATCGAGGGTTTAAGTTTTCCAGAAGGGGCCGAAGTAACATCGCGTTACCACAACGCCGAACAGGATAAGATCGACCAAAATAGCGATCGCACAACTGACGCGGTTTTTGCCGCGTGTCCGTACTGCTTATCGACTAACTTTAAACAAATGGAACCCTACAAGGACGGGCGATCTAGATACGTTTGCGGATCTCGCAAATGTCGCAAAAAGTTTAGCCTCTAGCCAGAGCAATGTAAACCGCGATCGGCACTGGCGCGGTCAAGCCTAGATCGTGCCAAGCGTACACACTTTTAACAAACCAACACCCCGCAAGGCTTACAGCAATTTTCGATCTTATCCTGCCACACTTTTTCTGGCTTCTTTTTTTTACCGCGCCATTGTAAAGAAATTGTTACAAATCAAGAAAAACGTTGTAAGCCTTGCGGGGTGTTGGTTTAGCCAGTGTGTACACTGTGTATCTAAGGGTTTGAAAATGGCCAAAAACCACGCCAAAAAACCGCGCCAAGTGTACACAAAACCCCAAAAAACCACTAAAAACGTTGAATTATGAAAATAAAACCCCGATCGATACTCTCACGCTTGACACAGTTTTTGCCATTGCCGCCACAGCCTCGGCTTATGATTTTTAACTGTGAAATAAAGCGCGCCCCAGAATACCCCGAGGACTGGCAAGACTACGAACTGCTAGGCTTAAGCGTGTTTGGCTGCTACTGCGACTGGCTACCAGAGAACCAACGCTGGCAAGTCTTTACAGAGGACAATAATTTTGCGGGTGTTCAGGACTTGATAGATCAAGCTGAGATAATCGTCGGATTTAACTCTCTATCCTTTGACGATCGCCTCTGCAAGGCTCACGGCATTAATATCGCGACAACATTCGACTTAATGGTAGAGGTACGCCGAGCGGTCGGTCAGCCTTTATCTGGCCCGTGTACACGAGGGTATAAACTGCTACATATAGCCGAAAGCAACCTCGGAGCCAACTCGCCCGAAGTCCTACTAAAAGAAGCCATCCGTCCCGGTCAAGTCCCGGACTTGTGGCGATTAGGTGAACGAGAAAAAGTTATCACCTATTGCCTAAACGAGGTTTTCTTGACGTTTGAATTGTATAAGCGCCGCCGAAAATTAGTCGATCCAGTAAGGCATAATCGATTACTGCACTGCGATCCAGATAGTCGAGACTGGCGAGAAATAAGGGCGACTATCAAGTGGTTTTTAGCCGAGCAAGTCTTTAGCTTTAGTGTAGATAGGGTAAGCCATTGGCGGGGTGTGGACATCTTAAAAGCGCGTTTAGCCATAGCAGAAAGCGCCGTTTTAACCTTCCCTGTCTGGATTTTCCCTCAGCACGACTGGCGAGTATATACGGGATTACCCTTTAGACTCACTTCGCAGAATTCTGTCAAAACTGATCGCCAGCGCGAGCTTGACGTGATTTATAAACGCCCAACAGACAGCGAGGGAGAGGACGCCGATCCTATTCCGTTTTAAGGCTGTTTAGGCACTAAAAAACCGCCGATCGTAGGATTGGCGGTTTTCGACTTTTAGCGTGGCTTAATGGCGTCTATAAGGCTTGTATAGCATCATGTCAGCACTGACAAACTCAAAACCCATCAATTTAAAAACTTCGACTCTTTTGTCAAAATGACCGTCGCTATGTTCTGGATACAAGCAACACTCTAGAAGCTCAAAACCGCCTAGCTCGTCTAACATATCAGCCCAAGCAGCCACAAACCAAATCCAGATCGCACGGCCGACGCTCTTGTCTACGGGTGGATTTTGCGGGGTATGTCTAGCCGTCGATCCGTTGACCCTTAAAAACAATTCGCCGTCATAAATATAAATCATTACGGATCGACCGCCGATAATATTATGCCGCCACGCTAGAAAAACATCATCTAGCGTTTGATCCTCGTCTAAAAAAATCCCGCAATCCTCTGCAATGGTTAGCTGCTCAGCGAAAGTATACTCATCGGCGGGTTTTAATGTTTCAACCATGTCTCGGCTCGCTTTGTAAGGTATGATATCTTATCCTACAACATACGACAGCTTTAATCCGTCACCCTGATATCAGGGTAAACTATGGCATTTTACTAACCTATAACAAACACTGATCGATCTTGTCCTGATAATCTAGGATAGGATGGTATAGTTAAATAGTTGGGGCGAGTCACAGCAACTGACCCGCCCCACAGATAAGTCGAACCCACCGAGATTAAACTCATCATGTCTACATCTTACACAACCAGCGAACTTTACACCCTCTCGATCCGCGAACTGAAAGCAATCGCAGCAGCCAAACAAGTTACACCCGCCGAGGATAAAGACAAGCGTTTTAAAGAGAATTGGATCGAGGCTATCCAATTTGCAGAGATCGGGGCAGTCCTGACCTCTGAATGGCTGGCTGAGGAAAGTCTCGCCGAAGTCTCGGACGTGACAGCAGCAGATGAGGCGACCGAGATTGAGCAAGACTTGCTGGCTAGTCTTAATCAGCTAGCCGACGCGGAACAGGCAGCGATCCTCGAAAATCGGCAAGAAGATGCCCGCAAATATAGCGAGGCTTACGACGAAACACTCGCGCAATATGAAGCGGTGATCAATGCGTCGATCGAGTCGCTGGCCAGCGAATCTATGGCTATCTGTGAGGCGGTGCGCGTGGATTGGCACGGCGAGAATATCGGCACAGTGTCGATCGACTACGGGGCAACCGCTCGCGTGTTTCACGTCCTCGACTTGGTAACGACTAACCCAGTAATCAAGGTCATTACTAGCAACGGAACCGAGATCGATAGCCGTTGGCAATCTACTGCAAATAACCGCTATATCAAAGCGGTGCGCGAGGCTATACCAGCAAAAATCGCCGACATGGTAAATGCCATTTGCGAGCATTCTATGTCGAGGCACGGTCAGCACGTAGCCCCGCCCGATTACATTTATGCAGGCGGTGACGGTGAAGGCGAGCGACGGGGTGGCAACGGTAACGGCGACGATCGCGGGCGACTGACTAGCATAGTCACCTCTAGCGATTGGCCCTATGAGATCTACTTGTTTTAAGACTTAATAAGTCCGACCTGAGCAAGTCGCGATAAAGGCTCGCCCGCCATCTTAAAGGAGCAAAAAAATGGCCTTAGCAGTCTATAAGCACACTTACGACAAAGCGATTCGATTTGTGCGATTGACACCTCGCCAAAAATTCAAACAAGCGATTATTGCTCTAGAGTATGAGTTGCCACATCACGGGGTAGACCTGGTTTGGTCTAACAGAAAAAGGATTTACAGGCTACTCGGTCAAGTGGGCTGGCACTGGGAGAAACACAACAAACGACTCGGATTTTGGTCAGGTGTACCATTCTAGCGAGTCAAACAGGCACAGATAAATCCGACCTGAACAAGTCGCAACAAAGGCTCAAAACAAACATTTTAGGAGTTAGAACAAATGGCGATTAAATGCTTGGCTGGTGTAATGATTTTGAAGTCCTTAGCCGAATCAATCGCGCTCTGTGAAGCGATGCACAATCAAGATATCGATACTTTGGCGGGGGATTTTATTCGAGAATTAGTCCAGTTTTCCTTACAAGTGTTAACAGATCCTGATGCGTTTTATCACGACTCAGACAAAGCAGGGGTTATTGTTAACCTCATTTACGAAAATAGCTGTAGCAACGATTTACAAAGCGAATGGGATGAGCTAGAACACAGGCTGCACACTATAGAAGGGCGAGACGAGTTAGACAATCTGCTTAATAGTGTTGTAGAGTCGGTTGTATTTACAACCGAAAACATTAACTTTAACAACATTCATTCGGCTTATAGCGCTTTCTACCAGTTTGCTGTAAATCGATTTGATCTAGCAGCAGCAGATTGTAGAAATACACCCCGCCAAAAATTCAAACAGGCGGTTATCGCATTGAATTATGAGCTACCCGGTCACAGATTAGATCTAGTCTGGACAAACCGCAAAAATATCTATAAAGCCCTGAAAAAAGCGGGCTGGACATGGTTTGCGAAAGGATCGACCGGATCGTGGTATGGTGGCGTACCATTTTAAGGGGGAAAAATGCAGAGTCAAAGCTATTTTTACCAACGATTGAGACTAAGCTCAAACGACAATATCAAAGCAGCGCTTGCAACGATGCCCGCGATCTCAGAGAAGACTAAAGCGTTAATCATAGAGGCTTTAGACGCAGGTAACGACCATTACGGACGGCACGAGCTAGCAAACTGGTTACACAGTAGCCTGACACTAAAGGAGCTAGGCATTGAGCTAGAGTCTGCCATCTGGAAACAGTGGGGAGATCTGATAAACAAAAAATAATCTCTGAATAGTCCCGCTTTTTACATCTTATCCTGTATACTAGGATAAGATGTTTTTTATGACAGTTCAGATCATGGCAGCTAAATCGACAGAACCCAAAAGACCATTGTTTAAGTCAGGCGATATAGTCTACTACCGCAACGGCAACAAATTTGAGCAGGCAACAGTAGATCAAGATCAGCCTTCACGCATGGCTAAAATTATCTGGATTTACTACAATCGCCCCGGCAATAGAAACCCGCATAAATTCAAGGCTTTTTTACAAGAGGTTTACACGGTCGCCGAGTATGAAGCCCTAAAAGATCAGCCAGTCGCAGCACTCTACAAAAAAGGCGACGCTCTGATATTGACTGAGGACGGCGAATCGTACCCGGTACGCTGCGAGCGAGATCAAATTTCAGCCAGTAGCGATCGGCTTTATGTAAGCGGTTATCACCTCGAAAACACTTGGGTAGATATCGCCAAGCTGTCACCAGCAGAGGAAGTCACACCAGCAGAGGAAGTCACACCAGCAGAGGAAGTCACACCAGCAGAGGAAGTAGCACCAGTCGCACCAGTCGCACCAGTCGCACCAGTCGCACAGACTAAAACAGTCAAGAAACTTTTTGAAAAAGGAGATCTAGCCTATTTAAAAACGCCTACAGATTACACCCCGGTGACTGTAACTATTAGCCAGCGACATAGCAAATCTAAAAAAATCGAGGTCTTATCCTTTGGTCGCAAGATCGACGTTCTAGTCAAAGACTTGATAACAGTTGCAAAATATCAAGAAATCACAGGCGATAATAGCCCTGTGCAATTAGACAAACCGCGCCGCTTATTTCAGGCGGGTGACTGGTGTTACTGGCAAGCTCGCCCCGGCAATGAACCCCACAACAAAAGGATCGTCAAATGCGACCACAACCAGCACAAAAACGATCATATTGTCTGGGTTGTGGAACTTAAAGGCAATTGGCGCGATCGTTTTGGAGTCGATAGCAACTTACTCGGATTGATCACAGATCCGGCAAAGCTAGCCGAGCTAGACGCTAACGAGAAAGCGATCGAGGCAAGGGTAGACGAGATCAAGCGCAAGGAAGCAACAGACACAGAGGTAGCGCTCGCCGATGTTATTCCGATAGCAGAAACGGTCGCCGATGCTATCCCAGCAACCGAAACAGCGATCGCAGAGGTCGCAGCAGTTGCCGGCCCGCCTGAGTGCTACCCCGATGGCATCCGACGCGATAGCGCGATCGGGCGGATACGGGCTGAGGATGAGCGAGCCATTGCTGCAATGTTGAAAGCAGGCGATCGCCGTTGGTGGCGAGCAAGTGTCGGTAATTATCGATATGCTTGCGTAGAAAAAGACCAAAAAAGTCCAACCTCTAAAAAAGTTCAGATCTTGCACTGGCGCGACGATCGCCCCGGCGTTAGTCCCGAAGGCGTGGGCCCGGTTTGGGTAAACATCTCTGATCTACTGACAGAGGAGCAATATAAAGAACAAAAGCAGAATGAGGCTAAAAAGCGCGTTGAAGCTTTGTTACCTGCACGGGATGAGGAAACACCAGCCGAAAGCGTGACGGTAGCCTTCACGTCGCCGGAATCGTTCGCTAAAGTAATGTTGAAGGCTGGCAACAACGCCGGAGAGATTAGCCGACTGTGCGATCGATTGCTAGCCCTGCCAATGTTCGATAGAACTCGGATTAACGAGCGCACAAAATTAACTCGCCTCGGCCCTTATAGTCGAGCGCTAGAGGCAGAGATCAAGCAATCAGGGTTTGAGCTTATTCGCCATACAAACGCGGTAGTCTGGCGAAGAAAAGACGGCAGCGAGCAGTTACGTCACTATTACTACAAGCTCGTCGGGCTGATGGATTATGACTGGGACGCTGACAACCAAAAAGCAGCCGAGAAAGTAATCGCAAAGCTAGACAATCAAGTCGCAAATATTGACAGCGAGACTTACATTAAGACTGTTGAGACTCTGCTATGGTTTGACGATCCGATAAAAGTTTTAGGCGGTCTAGTTGGCGCTAGCGGTCGCCGGATTGTGGAACTAATAACGCTCGGAAATTTCACCGAGATCGAGAATCAAACCGATCGAGTAGTGTTTCACGGGCAAGCTAAAAAGCGAGATAAACCGAGCGATCCTTACGAGATTTATTTGCTCGGATGCACCGCTAAAGACTTTTTAGCTAAGCTTGATTTTGTGCGCGACAGTGATGAGATGAAAGCAGCCTATGAGGGTCTAGACCCCGATAGCTCTGATTTCTTAAAGAGACTATCAGATCGGCTGAGGGTGCAAGTCAATCGCGAGGCGGTCGGCCCTGCGTTTGAATGGCTACAAAGTCGCGAGGGTGAGGAGCGAGCAACAACTAAAACACTAAGATCGACTTGGGCTGCTGTTGTCACTAGCAAGTATTGCCCGCCAGAAACTAACCCGCTGCTGTTTACTAGCCGACTGCTCGGACACTTTACGGGGTCAGTTGAAAGCATGGCAGACACGCTGAACTATATCGACAGCGTGGCCGCCAAGTCCGACGAGCCAAACTTAGAAAAAGTCGAAGAGGTTCAAAGATGGCAGAGCATTGTAGACGGAATAATAGTCAAGCAACCTAACGCGACATCAGGAGTCGAAACAGCGACAGCAGAGACAATCCAAGATCCAACAGAAACAGAAGAGGAAGCAACGCCAGCGCTCGATTATGTTCAATTTGTAGAAGATGAAGCGGGCGATCGTCACAAGCGCGATTTTTACGAGTCGCCAGTCTGGGCATCTCTTGCGATGCTCGAATATGGCGGAATCACCGGGACTGTCGGCGAGTGCTGCAACGGATACGGGGCAATAAGCCGAATATTTCAAAAGGCAAATTATGCAGTCTGGACTAATGATATTGACCCGGAGAAACCCGCAGATCACCATATAGACGCAACTGTCGAGGAATTGTGGGACAGCTTACCTGATGCTGACTGGATTATCTCAAATCCACCTTACGGGAAGCTATCAGCCCCCATCGTTATCAACGCTTTCAAAAAAGCCAAAAAAGGCATCGCAATGGTTTTAAAGATGAATTGGTGGGAGTTATGCCAAGATCGCAAGCAGTTCTTAAAAGAACATCCACCAACAGGCTTTATAAACCTGCCGAGATATTGTTACCGCAAGGCTACCGCGACCGGGAAGTGGGCAACAGATGAAGCGCCGACAGTGATCTATATCTGGGATAAATCAATAACCCACGGGCTAACTCAAACGATACCTTTACCAGCCGACGAGCTTAGACTGTTTTATCGCACACCTGACGAAACACCAGAACTCGAAAAAATCGAGACAGAGATAGCCGACATCATGGCTAAAAAGCTAGAGGCGGTCAAATCTGTCGAAGTCAAGCCGACTGTAACGATCGATGTGGCAGAAAGTAAACCAATCGAAACAATAAAAGCAACTAAAACCGAACCTGTAGAAACTGATCCGGCTTCAGTGCCGAAAGTAAGTCGAAAGGCGAAGGAAGTTAAGCCTAAAAAACCACGCTTAACGATGGAAGAAAAGCTCGAAAAAGTTAGCGAAAAAATGCGAGCTTTCTTAGAGAAAAATGCAGCGTTAGAGAAACCCGATCGCTGGTTTGTTAGTCAGAATATTATAGCCCGTGTCGCCGGAGTAGGTCACGATCTGGCTAACGAATGGCTTAACTTGAATAAGCCCTTACTTGACGCACACAACCTCGGCTTAAACCGCTCGGAGCAAAACCGGGGGCGAAAATTCGAGAATCTAAATTAGCCCAAAAAAAATATTATCCCGACATACTAGATATGTTGGGATAAGATAACCACAGAGGTATCATGAGCGAATCACAGCAAGTCCTCGAACACATAAAAATTTTAGATCCTCTAGGGATCTATAGGTCTATGGATGAAGTGACGGCTAGAAACTTAAAACCTGAACATTATAAACAATGGCAACAGGTTCAAGCCCTTTTTAGCTACCTGCTAGAACTACACAACAGATCAACAAAGGAGAATACAAAAATGCCAGAATTAACACCGGATCAAGTTGATATTTTGTCAGAGATTGAAGAGACGATCCAAAAACTGACTACAATAGCTAGCCGAGTAGAAAGGGGTAAACCTATAGGTAGCTTATTGTCGATAAAGTCTAATCGACTAAATTATTTATTTGGTCGGTATCAAATGCGTTTAGATCTAGAGTCAAGCCTGGAACCCCGCAAAACAGCCGAGGAAATTACATCCGAAGCGTTGAGAGCAGCCGAAAAACGCGAACTAGCCGCAGAAATCAAAAAACTGGAGGCTGAGAAAAAAGAGCTAGAGGCAGAGAGATCGCAGATAGAAGTAGAAAGGAAACAGTTAGAGGCAGAGCTAAGGGAGTTAGAATCGGAAATAGAAGGAGCCACCCCAGAGAGCGAAGAAGACTGGTTAAAACGTATAGGAGGGGAAAACACAGAGCAACAAATATCGAGAATCGTTGAGGAGTGCATAGAAAGAACTAAGAGAGCATACCCGGAGATCTGCAAAGCGTTTCAAGACATCAAAATCAATTATGTCTTTAAACCGTCTGATGAAGTCCCAACCGTGACAACCGAACAATTAATAGAAAATCACGAGATCTGGGAAAAAGAACAAAGGGCTAAACGGTCAAAAAAAGCAGAGGAAGACGAGGCGAAAGACGATCGAATCTCTGTTGAATCACTAGCTAATATGTCAGCGGCTGACGCACTAGCACTCGATCCTAAACAGCACAAAAAATGGCTCGAAATACAGCGAGAGCGCTATAACTCTCAGTATGATGATTTTCAATAATTGACAAGTAAATAGCCGTAGCGTTTGCCAATCGCTACGGCTATTTACTTAGTAGGAAGCTTTAACGATCGGTTGCAAGTTCTGCCGACATACTCCAACAAAAAACAATCTCTCGAACAATCTGGAAAAACCGCCCGTCTAGATTAGATTCCTCGCGCTGCTCGTCGGTACTATAAAAAGCCTGGGTGAGGTGATCGACGGCTTCAGTAACTGCACTCGAATAGTCTAGGCGGGTAGCACTGTTAAGAAAGTCAGACAAGTCTAGAGGCGGTTGGCTTAAAGATACCTCAATCGGGCGAGCAAAATTTTGAGCTAGGTAGCCTTTAAAACGTCTTACTTTCCCCATCATTTTTAAGGCTTCTAGCTCCTCAAAAAATGCGTTAAACTCTGCTAGTCGTTCAGCCGCCTGCTCGCGATAGACTGGCAAAATTCTGTAGTATTCCTCGACAAGTGGATTAGATTTATCGGCACGATCTAACGCGGGCGAGGTTTGAAGTTCGCCGCCTGCTGCCTTCTTTTGTCGTGCCAACCTGCGAGCGTTTTTAGCTTGTCGCCTGCCGCTAGCGTTCGATACTGACTGGCTAGTCAATGGCTGGCCGATGTCTACCCCATCCGCCACCAAGCAAGCAAGATCATTTTTAGCGCCTGGTATATTCTGGGCCGCTTCCTCTTTAACCCAGTTGATATATTGCCGCTCGTCAAAGCTAGGATTCTTAGCCGCCGCCCAATCAAGCCAAGCGCGAGTAAAAGTCGGTGGCTCGACATCATTGACAGCGATAGCACTTGCAGCGGCTGTCGATGCCTCCATCTGGACTTGTTCGTTATCGGCTCCGAGTCTTTCTGCCTTCGATTCTGCGATCGCTGTCACTAACTCATCAGGAAGTGGATCGCCCGGTTGATGCGTGGCCGGTAGCCCTAAAACTTCATTAGCCCAAGATTGCTCGGACTGTTCAGCCGACGAGTTAACGCCGATAGTGATGCGTAGCTCCTGCACTCTCTGATTAACCATACTGATCACCCAATCTTTTAATTGTTCTGGCACTCTGACCGGGGCCGTTTTATAGCCCTCCCACTTCGGGACGTTTGGGATCAAATTGTCTAAGGAAGCGGCGGCAATACTCATAAAACCTTAAATCCCGATCAAAACACCAATTCGCAGATCATACACCCCCACAAAGTCCGAGTCAAGTCTCGGACTTGCTGGCATCCTCCTGAACACTGGAATAATGCAGCTTAGCATACTCGGCAATAAAAGCTTTTATCCGAGGGATTAATTCAACTGGTACGCGGATCGATTCCGTCTTGATACCGGGCCCGTATTTAGCTTTACCCGGTCTAAGATTCTTGATCGAGTTTTTGTGTACTGGCATAGGTTAACGTCTCCTGTTCGCCGGATTTGAGGTCATGGCGGCTATGGTATGAGCAAATATAGCCCAAGTCAAGGCACGATCGCCGAAAACCTTGAGAACGAGCGATCGCAGCGCTCTAAGGCTAAGCTCGCAAAAAAATATTTTCGATCTTGTCCTGTTTTTTGCAGGATAAGATGATATATTGAAATTGTCCACAGTTGACCCACCGAAAAACAATCATGATTGACACCATAAAGGCAAACCACGACGGGCAAGGCAATTTTGAGTCTCGCAGCTATAAAATAGAGCGCTTATTTGATGCTGAGGCTAAGCCATCTCACGAGTATCTGAAATTAACCCAATCAGTGAAAGGCGATTATTCTGTCGGGGTTTTTAACTCGATAACAGGTACGTCTTATTACACAACCTTTCACGATAATTACGCGGCGGCTTATTACACTTTCAAGACAAAGGCGATCGAAAGAAACGGCGGCAACGATCTCTATAAAAGTCAATACGGCGAGACTCGCGAAGAAAGGCAGCAAGCGCTCGGCCTCTACTTCGATCGGCTTTGTTACAACGGTCGATCTATAACTGAATTCGAGGATTTTTACGTCGGCAGTTACACCAGTCGGCTTCAATTTATCCACAATGGTTTACTCAGTGCCTTTGCAGCCTCTGACTTTCCTAGCCTTAAAGTAAGGTATACCGATTTAGACTTCAAAAAGATAGAGGATCGATGGTTCGATGAAGTATCGGGCGATCTGACTGATATCGCAATAGAGAGAGCGTCCGGCATCGTTTACCATATCTACCAGATCCCCAAAAACCGAGCTATAGAGCTAGGGAATAACGAGAAAGAATCAAGTAAGTTATTTGACATACTAGGAACCTAGAGCGCGAAATAAGAAGTAGCCAGAAGCCCCGCAGATAGGGGCTTTTTTAATTGGCAAGTAAAGTTTAAAAAAGTTTTCGATCCTATCCTGAGTTTCTGGGATAAGATGGTATAGTGGAAGAGACAGGACAAAAAAAACAAAGCGAATCAATTATGCCTTATCGTGAAATCCTCGAAAGAATTGCTCGCGCCATCGCAAAAAATCACGGTTTCGACTACACCGGATCGGATATGTTGGCGATACAATCCCCGCGAGCATACTTGTACACATCCGACGCTGAAGTCGCTTTAGAAGTAATCGATCAATACCTCGGAGAACACGAGATCGGGTTTGCAGATCTAAAGGTTCCCAGAGATAACGTAACGCCTGTGACGCCTACTTCGGCTAGCCAATCAGATCAGGTTTTCCCAACTTGGGAGCAACTGACAGAATGGGTAGAAAAACTTTACAAATTCTGGAATTGTGACGCGAGCGATCGTTTCTTGTGTGAACAATACGAACTCGACAGAAAGGAGGCTTTAAGGGCTTACTTAAACCCAGAGGAATTAAGCGCTTTTTATGACCACTTAACTACTCGCGCCAAACACTTACACGAGACAACCTCAAGAGGTGATATCGACAAACTGACCTTATGTATTGTCAGAATGTTAAACCCTTACCCCAACAAAATCGAGGTCAAGCTTTATTTTAACGATGAGATGATCTGCGTTGGTGGCAAATGCTGCGACCACTGGGCAACTAGCCACGGCGGACGCTACACCCGCGAGATTAATTGCGTTATTCCGACAGGACTAAACCCGATTCTAATGTCATTAACCGAGATATTGCAGCATGGTAAAGACGCATCGATCGAAGTTTGGCAAGCGCCACAAGTCGAACCGGAAAAACCGAAAAACGCAACAAAAACAAAACCTACCGAGCAGTCAAGGATAGAGTTGTATAAAAACGGCAAATTGCTAGAGGTACAGCTTTACTTTGACTCTGGCGATATCTGCCTCGGAGTGCATGGCAAAAATTTTCTAATCAGTTATAAAGGTATGTTCGCTTACTCTTGGGCGGGTTACATCAAAACAGGCTTTAACCCGATTGGTAAGCATATCGAGGCAATTGGCGCGGACGGTACACACAAGACGCTTAGACCAGAAAAAAGACCGCAACATACCCATTACAAATCGCTTACAAAATCCGAGCGAGAGCTACTTAATTGCTTTGTAGGACGCGAAATCGAGTTTGAGCGCTTCCGAGTCATTAAGCGACACTTGCTAGAGGTTGAAGGCTTTAAGGTTGGCGGGCTAATTTCTAGTCAGTCAGATTGCAAGGGCTGGTTTGTAACCGCTGGCAAGGATAAGGCCGCGCTGTTTTGGACTCCCTCGAATGGCTGGCAAATTGAGCCGAGACACAATCAAACTGAGTTAACCGGAGCGTTTGAAGGTTACGACTTAATCGAGGCTCTAGAGGCTAACAATATCGAGGTCAACGGAGTATCGGCTAATGACTGGAATAACGCCCGCGACGAGGAAGCCGAGGCCGAGGCGGTTGCCCTACAAATGAAAGAAGCCAAAAAAACCACGAAAAAACAGCCTGTGTTAGATATCCCGTGGGTTGATCTTCAGAAGTAGATAACACGCCTCAAATCGCAAAATAGCCTCGCTCGCGGGGCTATTCACAAACCTAACAACCTTACCTAAAATAATGTCAAAAATTCAAGACAGGCCCGATAATCATTTGATCGCTACTATGCTCTGTATCAGCTTAGAAGCACGGCGAATCACAAATCATCTACAAGCGGTAGCCCCTGAGAATAAATCTAAGCTCAAAAGACTGCAAGGCGAGGACGCCAAAATTGGGGCTAATCCTAGGCAGTGGATCGAAACTTGGATCAAGATGACTAGAGAGCGACTAGACAAAATTGAGCAGCTAGTTAGCGAAGTTTGGCCAGACAAGCCACAGGAAGAAAACGACGAGATAGAAGACAGTTAAAAAACTAACCCGTGTCAACGCTTCAGCCAGCCCCGATCGCGGGGCTGTTTCTATTGTGGCTACCATGCCAACCGCGAGAGGTAAAAAAAACTTTTTGATGTTATCCTGAGAATTCAGGATAGGATGGTATACTAGAATAGACGGACAAACAAAGCGAGCAAAAAAATGACTAATCAAAAACCCGTAGGCTATACCCGGCAAATCTTAAAGCTTAACAGCTTGACCTCTAAAGAGCTTGATAAAGAATTGTCAGCAGCAAAAGTCAAAGGCCGTTCTACAGCTAAAACAAAAGTCGAAAAAATCGAGCTTTTAATGGTCAATGTTTACGGCTACCCCGCTGGCTATAAAGGCATCGGATATACAGGCGACTTCGGCGAGCCAAGTTTTAACTCCCCCGAAGTTAAACCAACAATCACGCCAGAAACCGAAACAACAGCCCCGGCAAAAGTTGAGCGCGTCCGAGTCAAGCTATATTTTGACATTAACAATATTTGCCTCGGCGGTTGCTGCGATGATTGCTGGCTACCTCTTTACACGGGCGAGGAGTATGTCGCTAGTGAGTTTTTCAAGCTCACACCCGGTTTTAATCCAGTGGGAAAAACTGTTAAAGAACTGCAACAAATTGAGCAAGACAGCAACCCATATAAAATCGCAGCAACAGCAACAGCGGTCGCGCTAGAGGCAAAATTAACAGCCGAGAAAGCAGCATATATCGCAGAAGTAGAATCGAACGGATTAGAAGCCAAAGCAGAAGCGACAAGAGCAGCCGAAATCGTAGCAACAGCCAAAGCGCAAAAGACAGCCCGAAGCGTTGCAGCTATAGAGGCTATGGGCTTAGACGTTCAAGAAGCAAACCATCTAGCCGAGGCAGCTAAAAAATACCCTGCACTGGCAAAAATCAAAATCGATTATCCTAACCTAGATATTTCTGAGCTAGAGGCAGCTTTTAACAATGATGAGATTTTAGAGATCAAACAAATTCAAAAAGGAGCTATCCCGATTTTTTTAGTGTTGCGAGTTTGGGGTAAAAATGAATGGGTAACACATCACTACAACGCAGCAAATAACGGGTTTTCGCTCGGCTGGTATTTTAAAGATCTCCAGAAGGCACAGGATAACTATAGGAAGCGCAAGCGGGGCGAATGCTCACCACTTGGCCCGGTAACAAGATAGAAAACCAAACAGTCAGACAAATAATATCATCCTATCCTGATAACACAGGATAGGATGGTATACTATATTAAGCAAACAAAATCACTCACCGAGAATTACATCATGACCACTGAAACCGCCTCAGCCCCTACCGCTAAATTCATCAACTGGAATAAAGCTATTCAAGTTAAAAACGGATTTTTACCCGCTGACCTCTCTGTCGCTTTAGGTTCTGAAAAGTTACAGAATATCTGGTTAAACGTCCGCAAGCGAACAATCGCCGAAGTAGCTAACGAAGTAAGAACACTCTGGATCGAGGCTGTAGCAATCGAAAAAGGTTTGGACATCACGACAGCAACTAAGCGAGTAGAGGCTTACATCGAACGCTATGATAATCCGGTTAACTGGATCTATGTAGAAGCCGATGGATCGTGGGTTATGCCTGGTGATCCAATGTTCGCTAGCACTCCAGACACTGAAGTAGCAGCCGAAGTCGCCGAAGTAGCACCCCTGACAGAGAAAGAGATCAAAAGCGCCAAAAAGGTTAAAAAACTAATCAAGTCAGATCCAGTAAACGAGCAAATTTTCTGGTATATCATCCAAAATCGCCCTATTCACTCGGTCGGATTTTGCAACACTGCCGGAATCGACACTAGAACAATGCAAGCAAGGGCCCGCACCATACAATCAGCAATTAAAGACTCAATCAAAAACGAGACTGTTGCGACTCATCTAATCCGCATTATGGGTATCGAGTCAAAAACCGAAGGCGGATGGCTTAAAACGCGATAAACTGACCGTAGCAGAATCAAATAGAAGCCCCGCTCTGTCCAGTGCCGGGGTTTTATTATGTAAAATTTAAAAGCATTTGTTCTAAAGTCAGGCCCACCGAGTCGTAACGGCGGGTTTTTTATTATGTAGAGGGAAGTGTGGGGCGGGGTGAGGATGTGGTGAGATTGGCTGGCGTTTAGTATGCGTTTAGGATGCGTTTGGGATGCGTTTAGCCAGTGCTTAGGGTGCGGTTGCTATG